CCGGACCGGAGGCTATAGGGCCGGATCCCCTGCAGATCTTCCGGACCGGAGGCTATAGGGCCGGATCCCCTGCAGATCTTCCGGACCGGAGGCTATAGGGCCGGATCTCCTGCAGATCTTCCGGACCGGAGGCCATAGGGCCGGATCCCCTGCAGATCTTCCGGACCGGAGGCATAGAGGGCCATAGAGGGCCATAGAGGGCCATAGAGGGCCATAGAGGGCCATAGAGGGCCATAGGGCCGGATCCCCTGCAGATCTTCCGGTCCGGAGGCTATAGGGCCGGATCCCCTGCAGATCTTCCGGTCCGGAGGCTATAGGGCCGGATCCCCTGCAGATCTTCCGGTCCGGAGGCTATAGGGCCGGATTCCCTGCAGATCCTCCGGTCCGGAGGCCATAGGGCCGGATCCCCTCCCCCTGCCCTGGACCTGCCTCCGGCCTCCCAGAACCACGGCGCAGCGCGTTGTGCTGAACAGACTCCGCGTCTCAGGTTGTGTAGGTATAGCGCGTATTACCGGCTGAGATCACTCAGTCTCTGGCCTCAGACCTCTGCACCGATGCGTGTAGGTAGTGCACACCCACTCCGGCACCGGAGGCCTCCGGTCCTACGGCCGGAACAGAAAATGATCCGCGCTCTTCATGCAAAAAAAAGAACTGCCAGCCAGCAGTTTTTCCAAACAATTTGTGTAGGTAAAAATAATTTGCCAAAACCCCTTGACAGAAATGTGGCCACATGATATTATGTAGCTACAAACAAAGAACACACCGCACCGCATAAGGAGGCAGAAAATGAACGAATTTACAGTTTACATGAGCAAGAGTTACGGAGCAGGCGGAACCGCCAGGATCGAGATCTTCCCCGACAGAAACTATCAGCTGGGCCGGTGCAGGGGCAAGGGAGACTACATCGTGAGACGTCCCGACCGCAAGCTCTACAGGATGAAAACCTTCATCGATGAGGTTCAGTACTGGAAAGGAATGGGATTCAAGGTAGACGGCATCTATGTAGAAAAGAGGAGGTGACAAAAATGAGATTTGAGCTCATCGTAATCTGGTCCGACGGAGACCGCGAGGCGTATGGGTACGACACCAGAGAACAGGCCCAGGCAGCTGTAAACAACATGCTGACGGCATTCGGCCGACAGATATCATGGACCGGCATACGGGAGGCCCGATAAGGGCCTCTTTTTTATTGGCCTGCAGCACGCTCCGGATCGCGTGATAAAAAAGTTAAGTTATTTTACCAAAAGTGCTTGACAGAAATGTAGCTACATGATATCATGAGTACAGTTAAAGAACACAGCACCACACACGAGGAGGTACAAAATGAAATACGAAGTCAATATCAAGTATCATGTAAACGGAGCCACCAGCGCGATTGATACGGTCGAGGCCGAAGCGGGATACACAGCGGACCAGTATCTGGCGGACTGCAGAGAGAATGCAGACGAGGACTGGAACGCACTGCTGGCCCAGGGCGATGTCTTTCTGGTAGAGATCGACGAGGACGACGAGGACGACAGCTGGCGCGAGGAGTATCCGGAATACGCCGACAAGGTAGATGAGATCATCCAGGGCAGGCTGTTCGACGCGGCTGTAGAGCTCATGGACGACGATATCCGCGAGGACATCTGCAACGACACTTGGCCGCCGGAATCCGATGCGGAATTCCTGGCCAGATACATGGCACGGCACCGGGAGAAATACGACGTAGATTTTGTAGTCTGCTGAGGCCTGATACCTACACCAGACAGGAGGAGGAAATGATGAAATTTGAAAACCAGTACAGCGCGGCCAGCCTCTACGATGGAGGCTGGAGGACCGAGGATAGAGACCAGCTGATCAGTGAATATGGCCTGACAGCAGACGAAGCAGATGACATCTGCAAAGAGCTTGCAGCCATCAAGGGTGGCCTGGAGCAGGACCTCGCCGGAGAGCTCAGGGAGATGATCAGCCTGGGCTGGACAGACGAAGAAGCAAAAGACGATCCGGAAGCATTCCTGGACCGCATCGGTGAATATAAAGAGGGCCTGACAGAGGAAGACATCTGGAAGGTATGGGCTAATGTGAACGCACAAAGGGCGGATCCGTAAAGGGTCCGCCCTTTTTTATGCTTATTCTTCCGCCGGTATCTCACGGCCTCTGGACCGGAGGAAACCGCGCTGGTTGCCATAGGGCTTCCCGATGCGGAAGCTCTGTTTCTGCTTTACCCATCCCGGTATCCGGCCTATGATGGAATCTATCTCTTTCTTATCCGCAGGTTTCATGTCGCGCTCATTCCCACGGAATACCTCGCACCATATCTCCCTCGCGCATACCCTGTCTCTGGGCACGAGGTCCGGCTTGCCGTCCTCTCCGACCTCCGTACCGGCGCCGGTCGCCCAGAATATCCTCCTCTGGTCCAGGTCCCACAGGCTCCAGTCTCTGGGCACCGGACGCTCAAGGAAGGCCTGTATGATGCCCTCCTGGCCGGATGTGATCCGGTGGTCTTCCTGTATCTTCCTGGCCTCTTCCTCCAGATCTCCGGTCAGGTACAGGGCCTCTCCGGCCTTGTACACCTGGACCGCTTCGGCCCATATCTGGTCCACGATCTCATCCGGCATGTCGGTGAATACGGATTTGGTCCGCTCCCAGACGCCGACATCCACCGGCCAGAAACGCCGGTTCCCGGTCTTGTCCATCAGGAATTCATCTTCATTGCAGGTACCAAAGAATACGCAGCACCTGGGCTGGTCCTTGATGTTACGGCCATAGGCGGCCCTGTACCGGTCCACGCGGAGCGAAAGGAACTGCTTGATCCTGCTGACGTCGGACCTCCGGAAGGCGTCCAGTTCGGCGATCTCCACGATCCAGACCCCCTGGAGGAGCTCTGATGCATCCTTGCCCTCAAAGGACCGGATCGAATCATTGAACCAGCCCCTGGACATCTTGTCCAGGATGGTGGATTTGCCGATGCCCTGCGGTCCGCAGAGGATGAGCATCTGATCGTATTTACAGCCCGGATCCATTGCCCTGGCCACCGCAGCCGCGAAGGCCTTCCTGGTCACCGCATGCGTGTAGGCAGTATCATCAGCCCCCAGATAGTCCACGAACATCCGTTCCAATCTGGGCGTACCGTCCCACTCCAGGGACCGGAGGTAATCCTGGACTTCATTGAAGGCGTGAAGGATTCCAAAAACATCTAGGGCGGAGTCGATGTTCGTTCTCTTCGTGATCTTGTATGCTGATTCCAGGTAATAATACAGGCCGTTGAGGTCCGGATCTGACCAGAACCTGCGCTTGGCTGACGGGTTCCAGGGAAGGGACCCCAAAACTTCGAACCGTCCGGCGAAGGTATTCATACCGAACCTGCCCCGGAGGCCGGGATCGTTCTCCAGGATCAGCCGGATGTTCTGCATGGTGGGCAGGACCTGGCCGGTCTGGGCGGATTTCTGCAGCCGCTCGGTCCATTTGTCATCTACCGGTTCCTGGCAGGCCAGAAGGCCTTTAGGGATATCCGGCTGGACCTGCTCCTGGTCCTCCGCTATGATGTCCGCGAAATCCTTCTGGGCCTGCTCCCTCCGCTCCCTGACCAGGAGGTCTGCCACCCGGTGGTCTGCCGCTGTGAGCTCGCACATGGCCTTGAAGGATGGCAGGGAGTTGACAGCGGTCCTGGGATCGTCGTTCTCATCCAGATGGCCAAATTTGTGGAGGCGTACCAGATCGAACGCATTGACCAGATGGTTGCTGCAGGGGTCCGTGGCGTGATGGGAGAACAGGAACTTGCCCTGATCGTACACCACCGCGCCTCCGGAGGTGGACCCCTTCAGATAAGTGTACCGCTCCCGGCTGCCTGCCGGCTCGTATATCCCGGGGAGGAACTCTTCCATAGCACCGTAGATATCGTAGACCCGGCAGAATGCGCCTACGAGGCCGGGTTTTTCTGTGGGTTCTCCCTGCCGTACTGCCAGCGCCTGGTAGGCCACCGCTCCCGGCACCTCCGGCCACTCGGAGAAGTCCTTCCAGTTGCGGTACTGGCCCAGGAGCATGTCCGCCGACGCCAGAGGCGCGTCCCCATATTTGAAAAGGTACTCACCATTAAGGGAGGAGGAGGGCCAGTACATCAGGCGCACGGCCTGGAAGGTCGTGGGATCTGCCATACTGATGCCGATCCACTGGGCCAGCTTCCTGGCGATAGGTTCGTACTCATCAGCTGTGACGGTCCGGTCCAGAGGGAAGAGGATCCGCAGCCTGGGCGCGGCAGCACAGTGCTTCCGTGTCGTGTAGGCACCCCACGCCATCCCCAGCACTGAAAGCACCTGGAGGACCTGCTCCGTGCCGTACGGAGGGATATTATCAAAATCAAGGGAGATGATGTCGCGCCCCAGGACCTTGTCTGCTTTGCGGCGTCCGTCCTGCAGCGTTCCGCCGACAAAACCGCCCACATCCTTGAGCCGGTCCTGGTCGGCCTTCTTCATCTTTTGGTACTCTGCATAGGTCTCTGTCCCTCTCGATGTCTCAGAGAGACGGTCCCACAGCTGTCCTATGGTAAGGACCTGTGGGATCCACTTTGTCGCGAATCGGGATCCGGCTGTAGATATCGTGATCTGCCGGTCGAAATTTAACTGCATGATGTGACCTCCTGGGTGTGTGCGTATGGTTTGTTTGCGGTGTACCTTTCATTATAGTTTATCTGCACGTCTGCTTCAATCAGTTTGGAAACTATATTTTCCTGCATTGATATATTGGGCAATATGATTTATCTTATGGGTATAGGGAGGTGGTCTGCATGAACAAAAACTTTGATCCCGTAAAATATGCCAACGAATACAACAGAACGCATTATGCGCGCATCAACATGGCTGTGCCTCCGGAAGTGAAGGACGAGATCGTCCAGCAGGCGCAGTACCTTGGGTACCGGAGCATCACGGAATACATCCTGTCGTCCCTTCCGCTCGCCACGTACTGCAACGTGGACGACCGGAGGTACATCTCCAGCGCGCTTAGAAAGAAAGAGGGCTGATGCCCTCTTTCTTTATGCCTTCATATCCAGACGCTCCATCCATCTCTGCATCTTTACGGCCTGGATCATATAGACATCATCCTGGCTGATGCCCAGCGCCTGCTCGATGAGCTCGATCAGGTTCTTGACGTCCGCAATCTCTTCCGTGATGTTGTCCACCGCGTCCTGCTCTGTCATGATGGCCGTGGGGTTTACTCCCTCCACGATCCTCTGAAATTTGAGGAGCGCCTGGGCCAGTTCACAGCACTCCTCCGCACCCTGGCCCGCAAGGGCCGCCGGCCCGATCTTTTCTGCTATCGTCATCCGTGATTCTCCTTAAATTCATATGTGGCTCTGACGCCGTTCTCGAAAATTACGGTAATGGTCATCGGCAGAGGCATCATCCTGCCGTATTTATCTGGGTAGGCCTTCAGCAGTGCCGGATGCATCTTCTCGTGGTTGAGGCAATCTTCTCCGGTGTCGTACATCGCACCGCAGAACTCACACTTGAATACCTGCTTCATGACTCCCTCCTGAGATCCGTATCTTCCGCCCATTTGTCCCAAAGGTCCTCACGCGCTGAATTATGCCCATATTCGCCGAAATCAGCGTTTTCTGAGAGGTAGGTGGCCAGAAATACCACTCCGGCTAAAATGGCCAGAATAAGGCCGATTTCAATCCAATCAAATCCTGTCATGTCTATTCCTCCCTATTGAGTCTCTTCTGTGTCACCGCAATCGGGAAATCCTCGATCTCAGATGCCCACAGGCATGTGTTCTTTCCGTTAATTGTTTCCCATATCAAAGGGAATCCGCCTATGCCGTCAAACAGGCTGCCCATTGTCTGCTCACCTCCGCAGACGAGGGAAAGGCGGGTAAGCACGTAACACCACGGGGGCAGGGCGATAGAGTTGCCCAGGGCCTTGTACCTGGGGGCATCCGCGTCCCCCTTCCGCTTCTTGCCTTTAGCATCCGTCCAGTCTCCGATATTGGTCCAGCCATCCGGGAACCCCTGCAGACGCTCACACTCCAGAGGGGTGAGACGGCGCACGATATACCTGCACCCCGGTCTGTTGGTGACGATCAGGTCTGTTGCGTCTTTGTAGTCCCTTGCCTTGCATCCGCTCAGAACATCGGATTCTTTGTAATCCCCAAAACCCTGCATCGCAAATGTACCCATTTCGGGCGCGCTGCTCTGCATGACCAGAGGGGTGCCCGGATCTCCGGACCCCATTCTGGTGGCCGGGGTCTGGACCACACCGTCTTCACGTATAAAGATCCGGCTGTCCATAGGATGGTTCTCTACTGCATAGCGTTCGCCCTGCAGGATCATGGGGACGTTGCCTCCGCCGGTACCCATGCGACCGGTGAGGGTCTGCACCATATTGTCTTCCGGGAGAGTGACTCTTGAGTCGTTGGGATGGTTCTCAATAGCCCGGACCAGATAGTTTCTGGTATCTGCCGTCAGAGTGTGGCACGGATCACCGGGCTGCGGGTTCTGCTTGTTAGTAGGACTCGTAACGGTCTCCCCCAAGTACGTAACCGGTTCTCTTTCGATCACGGCCGCCGGTATCATTCCCGATACGAGGGTGGGTGCTGTATCTTCCTGATAGCCTATACCATTAGTACGCGCAGATTGCTGAACACAGAACCCTGCGGACCGATCTGATACCCCCGGATTTCTTTCGATCACAGCCGCCGGCACTATACCTGCGCGGAGTGTAGGTGATACCTCCTCCTCGTACCCTATGCTTCTGCTCTTTGCGGAGTGCTCGGTGCAAAATCCGGCAGACCGGTCCAGAATTACCGGTTCGCTTTTGTGTTCCGCAATAACCATAGGGTGCTTGCTGTGCGCGGCTTTAAGTGTGGGACTCGTGCCAGACTCTGTTGTGTACTCCGCCTGTCCGCCTACATTATTCACTATTACTGTGCTGTCTGTTCCTGCGCTATCACTTCCAGCAGGGCCTGCTTGAGCATTTCCGGTAATTCTTTCCCACGCCTTTCCGCTCGTCTGAGGATCCCATCGGCTGCCTTCGCGCTCAAATAATATTTCCTGGGCGCATTGACCTGCAAAATCTGCGACAAGTGCGATTCTACGGCGGCGCTGGGGGACTCCCCAAAACTGGGCATCGAGTACGCGGTATGCCACTGAGACGGGTCTGTCACCTCCCACTGATATGCATCCGGCTGTAGGCCATCCGTTCTTAGGGACAGGAATATCGGGCGCCTCTTTGAGGACGATCCTGATCGTTTCTTCGAGGACAGCCGCGAAGTCGCGGCCGGAATTTGAGGACAGGGCGCCGGGTACGTTCTCCCAGACCATGAATCGAGGCCTAACATCTTTGCCACTTCTTCCTCTGAGTATTCTGTCTGCATCTCTCATCTCCTTTATGATTCTGATCTGTTCCATGAAGAGTCCAGACCGTTCTCCGGACAGGCCCTCTCTGCGGCCAGCCACAGAAAGATCCTGACAGGGGCTGCCTCCGATCACTACGTTCACCGGTTCCAGGCAGGCCCCATCGAGTTTTGTGATATCACCAAGATGTCTCATTATCCCTCCATGACCTTCCCAAGCAGGTCTTCGTACAGCCCCCGATACACATCCAGCCGGATACTGAGCCGGGTGGCCTCTTCCGCTTTGGCGCTCATCTCCAACAGCTGCCTGCGGAGATCATCGCAGCCATTTCGCAGTGCATCCCTCTCCTCTTTGAGGTGTATGAGGTTTTCTTTAATAACCTCAAGTTCTTCCAGCCTATCAGCCGGTTTTTCCGACTCGGTCGGCGCAAGGCCCAGATTCTCTGCCAGGACTCTCTTTACTCGCTCTTCTTCGCCAGGGTCCAGGACCCGTATCCTGTTCTTGAATTCCGATACGTACAGATAGCTGATCTTGCTCAGGTCCAGTGCCCCACCTGTGACGGATACCGCAGGGCCGTGTTTCTCAGGCAGCTGTTCCACGAGCCGCGTGATGGTCGTGCATTTTTCATCGCTCCAGAGCACCAGTACCGGCACCAGGTTACCGTTCGGGAACTTTGCTCTCCAAATCTCGTAAGGTTTTACCATGCTCATTTTGTTCCTCTCTTCCTTTTCCATCCTTTTGAGCGCCCGGAACGCGGTCGGATCATAGTATCCGCTCGCGTTCCGGTCCAGCCTCGTATCCATCAGATGTAATCGCGCCAGTTATTGGCGAAGTACGATTCTACGTACTGGAGCATGCCGTACTGGTCCTTCACGATGTCATGCTTGCAGAACTGTCTGAGGCCTGCTTTACGCATCCTGTCCCTGGCGATCCGGCGTTTCAGTTTTCTTAATGTAGACATATATCTTTTCCTCCTTAGATAAATTTATTTACCTCATGAGGCAATATTACACCACCTTAGAGAGGATGTCAATAAAAAGTTAAATTTATTTTCCTATGTATTTCTGGTGTTCTTTCCGGCCGCCAGGAGCAGTTTTTCATATCTTGTGACAAAATTCCGGGACACCTTTTCCGTGATCCCCAGTTCCTCCCTGATGTCAGTTATGGTGCGGCCGGTCCAGTACAGCCGGATGAACTCATCCACGAGCCTATCCGGAAGGTTCTCCATAGCCATGTCACTCCTCCATCAGCCGATTACAACGCAGGCGATTATGTCTCTGTTGTACATTGCTATCCACTGTTCCTTTTTGATCACGACGAGCATGCCATCGATGTAGTCGTAGTCATCCCAGAGTCTCTGCGGGATTATATCTTTCTTTCCATCCTTAAAATAGATTTTGATTTTCTGTTTCTTCTTGTTCTTTGCCATACTCCCTCCTAAAACTTGTGCGTGGATCCTACAATGACCTTTTCCTGCCAGATCTGCCACACCACTCTGTGCTGCTCTTCCGGATCGGTCCCCAGGGCCTTGAAGATCAGGGAGAGGTTATACGGTGACGGGTACTGATATCCATGCAGGATGTGGTAAAACAATCCCTCTTCAATTCCTGCCGTGCGCGCGAACTGCCGGAAGGACCTGTATCTGCCTTTTACCTGGTTTTTCAACCAGTCGGTGAAGTATTCGCTCATTCTATCTCCTCCAGCATCTTGATGTTCTCTCGGTACTGCTCTTCATATTCTGGCCGGATCTGTATGAGCTCTTCCAGGCATGCTCTTACCTCTTTCCTGACCTTCTCCCGGTCCTCACCGGCCATGAACAACAGGCGTCTCATATTGCTCTTTGTACAAGGGAAAAATATCTCGGGATCGATCGTTACAACTGTTCCTACATGTAATACTTCCATTATTTGTCCTTTCTTTCTGCCATTCCTCTGCTGTGCTCACCGATTGTTAAGTCAACATAATCCTCATAGTACTTATTGAGGTATGCTTCTATGAATAACAGTGCATTAGCGAGGGTCATATTGCTCGCCAGTACGTGGCCATTGCTTTCTTCAACATAGAATAACCGTTCGTTCATTCTTCCTCTCCTTTCCACGGGCATAACTGCCAGCCCACTATCTCTATGTCATGATCATCCTGGTGACGGAACAGATATGTCTGGAACTCTTCTCCGTCAAAGAAGCCCATTACGTAGTAGTTAAAACTATCGAGAGAGCATCGTCTGTCATGCACCTTGAGCATCAGGTCATCCCAGCGCGGAGGCGTTTCTGTCACAGGATGCCACACATCAGACTGCCTGCGCTGTCTAAGCTCTTTGAGCCACTCTATGATCCTTTGAAGACCTTCCATGCAATGCCTCCGGCTGTATATCACGGTCTCCCATGCGTCATCCAGTTTCTGTCGGCGCAGTAAATCCCTGTGGTTGTACATGTCTCTTTCGCACCTTTTGATTGCCTCATCCAGGCTCCCGCGCGGTATTACCACCCGGTTAGCGATCACGTCCATCGGTATGTTGTTTCTTTTGATCATTCCTGCTCTCCTCTTACCCATCTTTTGCATCTATCTACTTCTTCGTCTGTCATCTTCCAGTAAAGTTTCTGATACTTTCTTTTTTCGACATGGCATCCAATGGCGTATCCTATAACGCTCGCTATAGTAGGCAGTAAAATAAGCCCTACCATAATAACTTCACTCATTCCCGCTCACCGTCCTCATCTCCGAAGTTGATATTCAGCATACAGTTCTCGTTAAGCATCCGCATTGGTTTATCCATAAATATCTCGTAACACTCTTTGCACAGACCCACATTGATAAGGTTTGTCGTGTTGCGCCTCACAAAAGCCATCATCAGGGCAGCTTCGCCATTCTCGTAGCTAAGTTCTTTTTGGCAGATATTACATAAGTTCATCCCTGCTCACCATCCTTTGGAATCTCTTCAAACCAGTCACACAGTCCTGTTTCATCTTCGCAACAAATGCTTTTGTTATGGCAGTTGGACATTGCCAAACCGCAATCATTGCAAGTATATCCTTTTTCTTCGGCTTCCCACTTCATCATTCCTGCTCTCCTTCATCCATCTTTTCCCTAATCATAGAAACATCTTCTGCTTCTGTCACAGGGCGGGCAACAGCATCACAAATCCTGCTGAGTGCATCCATAAGCGCATCAGCAACTCTGCGGTTTGCCGCGAGGTCTTCCGCAGATGCTTCGATTGTTGTTATTGTAATTTTCATTCTTGCCCGCCCCAGTCTTCTGCTACGTACTCATCGATGCCTTATCCTTGTTCTGCCTTACGATTGCGGCAAACAACATCATACGCTGATAATAAAGCTGTCTAAATGTATGGAATCCATCCGATACATCGTCAATTTCTGCCACTCCGGCAACCTTGCATATTGCTTCTCTTCTTTCTCTTTCTGTGTCAGTCATTCTTCCACACCTCCATCTTGCTTCCGTTTGAGCACTACCTCTCTTTCCGGCAGGGACAGGATCTGGCTGATCGACGCTGCCAGATAGTAGTCATCCTTGATGAAAGTCCCATCTACTAACCTTTTGCTGCAGCACGTACCATTCCAGGTAGGCCACGCTATCGGGCACATGTGGCAGTAGAGCAGAGAACTCACTATGCCCTGTCTGGTCGCTTCCTGCCGTACATACTCGCACAGGAAACAGCTGTTAATTGCAAACCGTCTATGCGACGCGCACCACCGGCGCTTATACTTTAAGCGATCATCTGTTATGGGAATATCGCCCAGGGCCTTCTGCATATCGGACCACTGTTTATGGAACAGCCGGACCGCCTCCTCTCTTGTTAAATCCATATTCTTCCTCCTTATCTACCGATCCCAGGCAGATCCGCTCTCCGGTCTCCCTATCCTCCAGCTGGATATATCCGTACCGGTTGGCCCAGGCATGCAGCTGCCCGGACCTTATCCGGTCCTGGATGTACCTCAGAAGGGACTGGTTACTCTTTCTCGCTTCCACCCCATCTTTCCTCCTGCTATCAGCCACTGTTTCTTTGCTACCTGGTTGTTGCATTTCAGCACGAACTGCTCTGCCTCTTTCAGCTGATCTGGATCCGCATATTTCCAGATCAGGGAGAACAGTTTCCTGGTCTGTACGGCTTTCAGCGGTACATAGTACTTCTTCCGGCCATTCTCGTAACATTCCTCTTTGACGCCAGCGTACCTGCATATCTTTTCAAGGTCGATCTCCATATGCCACTGGCCCGTCCTTGTAAAATCGCCCAGTTTAATGATCATCGTAGCCCTCCTCTCAGTCATACCTATGTGTGCTCTCTTCCTCATCTTCTTTGCTGGCCGGATCGCGATAGGCGCACCAGATAAGGAATGCCGCTGTTGCTACGAAGTAAACGAAGTAGATGTACATCCACCGGAAATCACCGGTGGCCCAGAAGATGAACATGGGTGCCAGGATAAAGCCGATCGCCACGGAATAGATGAGGAGGGTCAGTACTCTGAAGACCACCTCCGTCATGCGATTTGTCCAGAATTCGTCGTCCGTCTTTTTGTCCATATTTTTCCAGTCTTTAACTGTTTTCATGCATACCTCCTTAATCCTTTGTGAAGAAGTCGCCCACCCAGCCGGCTGCATCCAGGGGAAGGCCCGGTGCCCACCAGATAGGGGAGGACATGATCTTTACTACGTTAGCCAAGGCCATCTTGCCATCCCACCACTGGGTAGGCTTATAGTCGATCACGACCTCATCATGCACATGGAATACGATCTCGTATCCTGCCGCGTCCAGCTTGTCGATGTTATAGGCCAGGCAGTCCCTTGCTATGGCCTGGACCGCGTTCTCCACCAGCTTGCCTCCGTATGTCTCCAGCCGCTCCCATTTTTTGGTGGCACCCACGCCCAGGTAGGTAATGGAAGATCCGCCAAAGCGGTTGGTGCCGATCTGCGGATCGGGATAGAACAGTTTCCTGGAAGAGGGCAGCCGCATAACCATGTAGTTGATTCCGGTATCCGGGTTGTATTCCATCGATAACATGATGTACTTGCCCACCATCGCGTATGCCGTCTCCAGCCGGATCACCTTTTCGGCGGCCGCCTGCATGTCGTACCACAGCTGCCTGATGCGCGGATTGGCGTCCCGCCACTGCCTGACGATCTCCGGCAGTTCTTCCTCTGACAGGCCCATGTCCAGAGCGCCCATCGCGATCATGGCATTGGCCGATCCCTGGTAGCCGAGGGCCAGTTCCGCGATCTTGCCCTTCTGCCGCAGGTGGCCGTTCGGTCCGTGCTTCTCTACCGGTACGCCGAACATCTGGGAGGCAGAGGCGCAGTATATGTCCTGCCCCTCCCGGAAGGCCTTGAGGCGCCATTCCTCCCCGGCCACCCAGGATATGACTCTGGCCTCGATGGCGGAGAAGTCTGCGTCCACCAGCACACGGCCGGGAGAGGCCACCAGGGCCGTCCTGATCAGCTGTGACAGGGTATCATGGACGGATCCGTAGATCACACGCAGGGCGTCAAGGTCGGCTGCCTTCACCAGGTCTCTGGCGAATTCTATCTCCTTCGTATAGGTCCTGGGCAGGTTCTGGACCTGCAGGAGGCGTCCGGCCCATCTGCCGGTCCTCGCGGCCCCGTAGAACTGCAGGAGGCCCCGTATCCTGCCGTCGGGGCAGGTACAGGCCGCGATTGCGTCGTACTTCTTTGTGGATGTCTTGCCCAGTTCCTGCCGGATCTCCAGGACCCGCCTTGCCGGACCCTGCACCTCAGGATCGGCCAGCAGGCCTGCTACCGTATCCTTGGTAAGGCTGGATACCTCTATGCCCTGCGTGGCCAGCCAGCCGGTCATCTGCTGCAGGCTGTTGGGGTTGTCCAGGCCAGTGATCGCGGCCGCCTCTGCCATAAGCTCTTTCGCCTCTTCGTCCCTGATGGCCAGGGCGCCAGCTACAAGGTCCTGGTCCACGGCCACACCGCGCCTGTGGATCTCAAGGTCCACGGCCCACTGCTTCTGCAGCCACTCCGGCACGACGAACCTGGACAGCTTTTTCTCTACGGCCATCTCCGTAACCACATCCTGCCGGTTGTACTCAATGAACTGCTGCCATTTGTCCGGAGCATCGGACGGACTGTTCCGGGTCCTGCCTCCGTTGGCCTTTGTGGGAGCACAGGGCAGACAGAAATACCTGATCAGCGCCTTGCCAGTCGCCAGTTTCTTTTTGTCATCCTCCAGGCCCAGCGCCTTGCCTACTGCTTCCAAGCCTGCCGGATATCCGGCGTACAGGCCGTGGAACAGGGTGCATCTCCACTGGGAAGGATCCAGGGGCCTCTCAAAATACTTGGACAGGCAGGCGATCTCAAATGATGCGTTGTACGCATGCTTGATATAATCCTCGTCATATAACGCGGCCTCTAACCATTCCGGGATCATGCCTCCGCGCGCCATGTCGATCACGATGACCGGCAGATCATCCAGGGAGTAGGCCAGGAGCAGGATCTCAAAGTCAGATGACTCCACGTAGGCGTACAGACCAGCCTTCTGCAGGCTGACACTGGAGTAGGTCTCCAGATCTATCGATAAATGATGCTTGTATGCCATTTCTCACCTCATTTTGGGTACAAAATGGGCTGACTGCCCGTAAACAGTCAGCCCATCTGCGAAAGGAGTTTAACAAATATGAGAAAACCAGAAGGTCATCTGGGGAGACCCGTGATAGGATCGATGTTGGGGAACCCGCCCATCTGGGGATAAGAATATCCCTGGGGCTGGGGCATAGGCATGCCCATCTGGGGAGCAGCCGGCGCCGGAGCGGGTGCCTGGCCGAGGCCCTCGAAGTCAGCGGATGCGGATGCTCCGCCGGACAGGGGTTCGCCGTCCCTGGTCTTGAGGACATTGCCCAGGCCGCATGCGACCGGATTGCCCTGCTTGGGAGAGTAGAAGTTCATTGTTACGCGTCCATACATGCCGGAGTAGACGTCCTGGGGCGCCAGTTCGCAGTTGATGTTGCTGATATCTACGACCTGGGGCTTCCTGTTGCTGGATGCTGTCAGGACCCAGTGCCCCTTGCACTCAGGACCGAAGGGGGTGCCGTTGTCCCTCACACCATCGCCGTCATAGATGAGGGCGTGGATGATCTTGGGACGGTTGCCCTTCCATTTATCGCGCACGGCCGCCTCGTATGCAGCCGCCATGCTCTGGTCGATATCCGCCTTGGTCGCGGTATCGCTCTTAGGAATCAAAAGAGTTACGCTGTACTTGGGGTTGCCGGGGTTGGCAGGATTTGAATAGGGTTCGTTGAGGTGGACATAGCTGAGTCTCACTTCGCCTGTAAGTACTTTCGTAGGGATGTTCTGATACATGGTTTCTTCCTTTCACTTTTTCACGTTTGCAAAATCTGATTTAGCGGGAACATACGCCTCGCGCTTATCGCCTTCCGGCGCAAGGGACGGAGCGCCCGGCGTCTTTATGATCTCGTCCGCCAGGACCTTGGCCACCTTCGCCTTGCCATATTTCTTCTCCAGATCCGCTACGGATCTGAATTTGGGTTCCTGGTAAAGGTCCTTCTCTGCCGCGCCAAAGGCCAGCAGCATGAGCATCTTTACCCTGTTTATGTCCTTGAATTCCCTGGAGGACCTGCCTTCCACAAGTTTCCAGCCGGGGAATTCCTGTCCGTCCATCATGGACGTATGTACGTACTTTTCCAGGTCCTCTGCCCATTTCCTGAGTTCTCTGGCCTTCGGAAGGAGGGCCGCGATCTCAGCGTTGGACAGGATGGGAGGATCTGCGGGTACGAGGCCTCTGAAGTCGCCCAGTGCGGTATTGGCCTCTGCCCTCGCCCTGCATTGGGCCTTGCCCCTGCAGAACCGGCAGTGCTCACCGGGACAGAAGGTCCCGGTCCCCTCATATGCGGCCTTTGCTCTGGGCTTTACGTAGTCGTTGGCCCATCGCATGAGCTCATCAACAGACATCTCGTACTCCGAGATATCCTCCGTTATCCTGGGCTGTACGATCGCCATAGACACAGTCCTGATGTCGGGATATACCGGTCGGTATTTCAGAAGCGCGCCCAGGGCGTACAGTTTCATTTGTGGATTGTCCTCTGACTCTACCTTTACTCCTTTGCCATGTTTGTAGTCCGTAATATGCAGCCGGTCATCGCCGATCATGACGCAGTCACATGTTCCGAAGCCATCCGGGACGTACTCCGTGAATTCGACCCGGACCTCCGGCATAACGAAAGGAGTTGAATGAAAAGTATTGGCCTTTTCGGAAAGGTAATCTGTGTAAAATTCAGCTGTCCGGAGCATCTCATCGGAATACAGTTCCTGCTTCTTCAGCTGGGCCATTGCCCGGTCCATCTTCTCCTGGGAGGAGAGGCAGAACCTGACGCCTACCATGAGTTCACAGATCTTGTGGGCCAGAGTCCCTTCCTCCGCATACACAGATGCCTTGCCTTCACCGAACTGCTCCTCGTACCGTGGAGATGCGGTACAGGCGAGCCATCTGTGCGCCGAGGATGGGCCTAACAAAGCATGTCTGTCAGGCATGGAAATGGAGGTTATATCAGATGTCCGCGCCAAGGGCACGAAGGTCCTGGGCGAAATCGGCGTAACGGTCCTGGGGAATCATGGTGATCGCCTGGACATTGTATTTTTTGAGGACACCGAAGAGGGCGTCTACGCCGATCTTCTCGACGATGGATGCGCTGGCCCTGGTGATCATGCCCAGGTCATATTTGACCGGTTCCGGAGTGGGTTCCGGTGCAGGTGCAGGTGCAGGTGCAGGTGCAGGTGCCGGAGCAGGTGCAGGTGCAGGTGCCGGAGCAGGATCTGCAGCCTTCTTGGCGGCCGCCTTCTTCGTTGTCTTCTTGGCTGTGGTCTTTTTGGGTTCCTCTGCGGGCGCAGGGGCAGGTTCCGGAGCAGCCGGCTTTTCCTCTACGGGAGACGGAATGACTTCCGTTGCAGTGATTCCGGTCGCTTTGGGAATCGCTCCCGAAAGGATCTCTGCTGCTCTGACGAGGTCAGGCGCGTTGAGTTCGATCTGCATCTTGATTTCTAACATAGGGTTCCTCCTTGCTTCTTTTCCACTCTTCGTACTTTCGCATGTTCTCTGGTTCGGAGTAGAAAGTTTTTATGATGTTTAACAGTTCGCCGCACAGCTGCGGCTGCACTTTGGTGCCGATCATCACGCATCCTTCCGCTGTGCTTCCAGTCTGGACAGCGTCTCAAGGATGTTCTCTCTTGTCCGGTCGTTGCCCTTTTTCTTGTGCAGGACCTGGGACAGATATGCGGGCGCGAAGTCGCATGCCCGCGCGAGGTCGCTCATCGTGATACCGGCATGGTGACACCTGGCCACAACCTCTGCGGTCCAGTCATCCTTCCATTCGTTCATTGGACCTCCTTTCCAAAATAGTTGAATTTCTTTAACTCTGTGGTATAATGTGGTTAAGAACTTTATCTATGAAGCTGTTGGTTAATTTGTTTTTCCGTGCCTCATGTCACATAGTATAGGCAAAAATATTTACCGTGTCAAGGGGTTTTCGGAAAAAATTTTTAACATTTTTGAGGAGGGCCTGATCATGGGATTTTGGGAAAGATACGTCGCCGCATGCAACAGGAAGGGCATAAGACCACAGACGCAGAGGAACGCAGATGCCTTCGGGGTGACCCGGGCGTCCATAACATCCTGGAAGTCGAAGAACATCGTACCGAACGGATCTGTGATCGCAAAGATCTCAGAGTATCTGGGGGTCACCACCGATTACCTGCTGGGCAGGTCGGATGATATTGAGTCCGGTGCGCCGAAGATCGATACTCCTGTCCCCAGGGTGCTGATGCTGTACTACTCATTGAGCGATGAGGACAGGATCCGCGCAGAGGCGTACATGGAAGGGCTGCTGACATCTGACAGATACCGGCAGGCGTCTGAAAAGGATGCCTGATCATACCATTCGGGAGGACGAAAGATGAGTAAAAGAGCAGCCGTATATGCCAGATACTCTTCCCACTCCCAGACGGACCAGTCCATCGAGGGACAGCTGGCGGCCGCCAGGGCATACGCAAAGGGGAGAGGGTACAGGATCGTAGCGGAGTACTGCGACCGGGCCAAGACCGGAACGAATGACAACCGGGCAGAATTCCAGAGGATGCTCCGGGACAGCGACAAGCACGCCTGGGACGTCCTGATCACCTGGAAGATCGACAGGATCGGAAGGAACCGGGAGGAACTGGCCTTTAACAAGTACCGGCTGCGCCGGAACGGCGTCCGGATCGAATATGTGGCCGAATCCGTGCCGGACAGCCCGGAAGGGGTCATCCTGGAGTCTGTCCTTGAAGGGATGGCAGAATATTACTCCCTTCAGCTGGCGCAGAACATCCGGCGCGGCATGCTGGAGAGTGCGAAGAAGGGGAAAAAGCTGGGGACGACGCCCCTGGGGTACCGAAAGTCGGCAGATGGGGGATATGAGATAGACGAGACGAGGGCACCGGTGATCCGGGCCATCTTTGAGGCATATGCGGACGGGGATACGGCGTCGGAGATCGTAGACCAACTGAACAGCGCCGGGATACGCACCTCCAGGGGCAACACCTTCAGCCGGAGCTCGTTGCAGCATGTCCTCCACAACGTCAAGTACACCGGCCTCTACATCGGCGGGAAAGGTACGGTCCGCCTTGAGAACGCAGTGCCGGTCATAGTAGAGCAGGAACTCTTTGACCGGGTCCAGGAGATGTCCAGACGGAACCAGAGGGCGCCGGCGGCCAAATGGTCCTCGACAGAGTACATCCTGACCGGCAAGCTGTTCTGCGGCAAGTGCGGGTCACAGATGCTTGGCGAGAGCGGATATGGGAAACAGGGCAGGAAGTATGAGTATTACAAATGCTTTGAGCGGAAAAAGACCGGAAGATGTGATATGCGGATCCTGCGGAAGGAAGTGATAGAGGACCTGGTCCTGGAGTACACTATCCGTATGCTCCGGTCGGATGAGATCATTGATGCGATAACAGATGCCGTCTGGGATTACTACGAGACATCAGATGAGACGAGCGCGAAGAGAGCGGCCATCGAGGCAGAGATGGCAGGAACGAAGAAGGCCATAGCAAACCTGGTCACTGCCGTAGAGAAGGGGATGCCGTATGATGCGGTGAGCGGACGCATGGACGAACTGCAGGCCTCTTATGAGGCCCTGGAGGGCGCGAGGGCGGAACTGGACCTGCAGGAGACATTCCGGCTGGAGAAGGACCAGATCCGGTTCTTCCTGGAGCAGTTCCGGGCATCTGACCTCAAGAGCGCAAGGAGCAGGAGACGCCTGATCGATGCCTTCATCAATGCCGTCTATGTTTTTGATGACCATCTGAAGGTCGCATACAATTTCGGGGACCGGTCAGACCAGATCAGTCTGGAAGCAGTCCTGGGTTCGGACACTGACCGAACATCTCCACTTAATCGAAAACGTCCGAACATCGCAGTGTCGGACCATACCTTCATCCTTCGGATCGGGCTGCCGTAATGGCGGCCCTTTTATTTTTGTCTGCTTTTGAAAATGGCCATCTCAATGTCACAAAAAAAGTTCCCTAACACTTGTAAATACGTGTTATACGCGTGTTACGCGCGTCATACGCGCGCATTCTATGACTTATTTTTATATTATTTTATTATTATATATACTGTGACAATGTGAGAAAGGGCTTAGATATGGGAAAAATCGTATCACGCAGTTAATCACATTTATCTCACAAAATGGGTGGGCGTGACATAAACATTTTTAACTGTGGGCCGCCTCCATCTCACGGAATGTCACGTTTTGAAAAAGTGTGACATGGGTGTGACATGGTTTTGTGACATCGGTTACCGCAAGATTTGGCTACTTTTTGTATACAAAAACAGGCCGCCCATATGACCGGACGCCGGAGCGCCCAGCCACACAGGCGGCCTTTGCAGGGAGGAATGTATGTCAACCGGTGCCCCGGCTAACATCGAATCTGGTGAGGCCGTGCATCGATATCAGGTCCGTAAGGACGGTCTCCTCTATCTTCGTGATGCGGTACCGGTCTCTTATTATGATATGTACTGCCTCCCGGTAGTCCTCCACCCCGATCAGATCAGGATGGTTGGCCACCAGGTAGTTGGCAAAATCATGCATGCTCTCTTCCCAGGAATCATATGCCCGGAATTTCACATATTTAAAAGTGTAACTGCCAAAGTAGTACTGCCCTATCCTCTTCTTGAATGTCGCACCGCGCCAGTTGCCTGCCGGTATGAGGAACAGGGCATTATAATCTCTGGCATAGTCCTGCCTGCCGTTGCAGCAGCCCTTGATGGCGAGCGCCGTCATGAGGGCTGCAGAGATGCCGGTGCGCTCCATCTCCTTCGCGGCGAGCGGTCCCACCTGTTTAATGAATGACGTGATCCTGATGCCCATATCAGCCTCCTGCCAGCTTTTTGTTCACAGCGGCCTGGATGACGTCGTAGGCCACGGAAGGGTTGTAGATAAATCCGCACTTCTCGAGCCAGGCCTCCCGTGCTTCCCTTCCGGCGCCTCCCTCCAGCGCGATCATCCGGTCCCGGTACTCCGCTATCAGGGAATTGATCAGGGGCTGGACCACAGCTACCTTGTCGCCCAGGAAGTCGTACCTTTCCTGGCCGTTGCCGTGGGCGCCGCAGATACAGTCCTTGGCCAGCTGGAGGTTGACATACCCCATACTGCCGCGCGCGTGGAACTCTTCCTTGTTACAGATGTGGAACTGCTTGATGACGGTAAAGCCGTCCGCCTTGACCTGCCGGAGCACCGGTTTGGTGTTGCCTCCGGCCAGTACATTGACCTCACCGGCCCTGCAGTCAAAGACCAGGCCCTGGTTGTACAGGACAGAATAGCAGTTGATGCCGGCTGCCTCATGGATGCTGTAGGCCTCCTTCGCCCAGCTGCGGAAGGTCTTCGGTGATTCGTCGCAGCAGTTGCAGAATGCATACTCCGCGCCGCACCGCTCGACAAATTTCTTCATGGTGTTTTCCTTGACACCATGATGATTGAACTTGAGGATGTTGCAGTCAGTCCGGATGCGCCTGCTGATCATGTCCTGCATGGTCACCTGCTCCGCGTCACCACAGAGCAGGATCTTGACGCCGTTGAGCGTCACCATAAGGCAGATCGATTTGGCGTTGTTGTCTCCGGACTCCCTGGCGTAGATGACCTTCGCGGACGCTCCCTTGCCGATCTCGATCTTGTTGCCTGTATAAAGGTACGTGATCGGGACTTTGCGCTCCTTGGCCAGGGCGATCATCTTGTCGTGCCTGGTCCTGTCGCTGTGGCTTTCCTGGCCCGGTGCTGTCCTGCTGACGTACAGCCTGCTGATCATGCCGCTCTTGATATAGTAGGCGTAGTCGCCGTTGTGGTCCCTGTGGCCGTGGGATATCAGCAGTTTGGCCTTCCTTCCGCCTAAAAGTTTCTTGACATATTTGCGCGGGCTGACGTTGTTGTATGTGAATGTGTCGATGATGAGGAACTGCCCATCATCAGACTCTATGATCTCCATATCTCCCCATCCGGACGAGAAGACCGGGCAATGCAGTTTACCCATGTGTTACCCCCTCTTTACAAGATATTTAGCCATCGAGAAACCATATTTGCCTTCGTACTTTATCAGATACCACACGGCATCATCGGATCCCAGGATGGCATCGCAGACGGATACCGTCGCGCCCCTGGGGATCGGACCGAAGGTCTGGCAGAGAGGTTCCCGGACGCCGGGTTCCTGCCGGACGTTGAGTGGTCCGGACTGCGTGGTGACCACAGCAGGGAAGATCTCGTCCCTGCAGGGCTTGCTGCTGCCGGTGACTGCGAATGCTCCGTGGCTGGTGGGCGTAAGAGCGGAGACGCCCTTATTTGCCTCGTTCTGGCCCGATACAGGCGTTTTTACCGGTTCAGCGGGTATTTGTGCCTGTGCTGAAGAACTCTCGTATTTGGGGCGGATATAGCCTCGCAGGTTCTTGCTGTTGAGACTTATGGTGCGTACCTTTACGCTGTCCGAGTAGTTGCACTCGATGACCTTCATCTGCTTCGCGGTCACCTTCTGGATCTGGCCCACATGATCGGGTGTGCCCTTGTTGTCCCCGGAACCGGAATCGCCCCAGTCATAGAGGACGATCCATCCCTTTTCCGGGGTGACCGACTCGTCCTCCACCCAGATGCCCATCTTCTTCGCGATCTCGATCATGCGCGGGCAGGAGCACTCCACCGGCATGAGCTCGTCCATGCCCGCATAGAAAAATGCGGCTGACAGCCCGGCCGCGCACCAGCTGTCGCTGTACTGCATCTTATAGTTGAGGGTCTTATGCTGACGGACCGCGATCTTGAGGAAGGCATTGTAGATATCTACAATAGCCTTGTGGGTGCCATCAGACTCCTTCCTGCCCAGCCAGGACTCCATGACGGAGACGACCTTGCTGGCGGAGTAGACGGGCCTTTCCGGTGCCATGCTGTCATATACGGTCAGGGTGTACTGGTTGACCAGGTCCATGCAGTTGTTGACGTATGCGCTGCCTGTGGCGTACCCGTCCGCCTTGATGTTCTCAAGGTATTTCTTCGGGGACGCCACCCCCTTGAGGTTATTGAACCTTGTGCGGTCCTTGAAGAGGAATTCAAAGTATCCCTTGACGCCCTCCTCGATGGAGTCATAGACGCGGAAATTGTCTTTGATCGTGGTCAGGGTGCCCTTGGTGTACTCCTCCTTGGTGGTCAGGTTGACGCTCTTTCCCTTCCAGAGGGTGCCGCACTTGAGGCCGAAAAAGTTGTTATAGGGAGACAGTCCGTCCCTGCCCCATCCGGTCTCGTGGATCGCCTGGGCGATCACGGCAGAGGGGCACTTGACATTGTATTTCGGCGCGTAGTAGACGATCCAGGGCGCTACCCGGTTGATAAAGGCCTGCTGTGCCAGGGTGATCGATGCCATAAAATCTTCCTCCTTGCATTAAAAAAGCGCCTCCGTAGAGGCGCCGCGTTGGCGGGTCACAGTATATTCGCGTGGTGCTGTTTGAGGGATTCGGGATCCCTCTTGGCGTAGATGAGAGTGGTGCTGATGGAGGCATGTCCCAGCATCATGCTGACCTCCTCCAAGGGCATGCCTCCTCTGAGGCACTTGGTCGCTGTGGTGTGGCGGAAGCGGTGGGGATGGAGTCCGGGGATGCCGACCTGCTCGCCAAGATCCTTGAGCCATCTCTCGACGATGGTCCGGCTGACCGGCCTGCCCTTGGACCGGGCACTTGTGAAGACGTACTCGCTGTCCTCTGTCCTGGCCTCCAGATAGTCCAGGATGGCCAGCATGGCCGCGTCTGAGATCGGAGGGGTGTGGATCGCTCCTCCCTTCTTGATGACGGTCACAGTGCCGTGGTCCCAGTCGATGTCTGTCTTCTTCAGCCCGATGGCCTCGGATACCCGGAGTCCCGTACCGTACAGGACCTCGACCAGAGCAGCCAGCCGCTTGTCATCCCTGCAGCCCTGCCGGATCGCGTCCATCTCCTCGTCGGAGAGGGGTTCTGTAGGATTGGGATTGAACTTGATCTTGTGGATCTTGTCGCAGGGGTTCTCTGTGACGTACCCTTCCGTTTTGCAGAACTGGAAGAAACCGCTGATCGCGCACCGGTAGTTCTCAGCCGTCCTGGCACTGGTACCGGCCTGTCGCAGGTCGTAGAGGTACTTGCGTACATCCACTGCCGTGATGTCCTTTATGGGCTTGCCTGCGGATACCAGGAAGCGCCGGAGGACCTCTGCGTAGTGCTCAATGGTCTTGGGCTGTTTCCCGTCCACCCGGAGGGAGGCCATGTAGTAGTTGAGGATCTGGATGTCCATGCCGTCGTGTACGACCAGTTCCGTGCATTTGGGCGCGATGTCGTAGTCGGCCAGGAGCATGTCCAGCTCTATGGAGATCGCGGGCAGGTACTCTTCCGGGACCCTGCCTGCAAGTTTTGATACTAAAATAGTTGAGATGTTCATGTCTTATACCTCCTCTGCTGATACTATGATAGCACAGGAGTTAAAGATTTTCAACTATTTTGGTAAATATTTTTATCTATTTTGTGGTCCTGTCCACCTGCCGCTGGATGAACTGATAGTCCTTGCCATACTTGAGCCGTCTGGCATATCCGGACGGTGCCTCTCCGGTCCAGCACTTCCTGGCCTCCGCGCAGATCCAGTTGACCTTATGCTGTATCTCATCGTAATACTTGCCGAGGTACTGCTTCCGGTATGCGCCCCTGCCCGCGTAGAGCTCAAGGACGTAGTCTGCGGCCCAGCGAAGGAAATAGGATTTGTTCCGCACCATTTTGGTGACCATCTTCTGGATGGCCTCGTAGTCCTGGCCGAACCGCTCTTTGCGCTCCTCTCCGTTGCCGTGCAGGCCCAGGATCGCCTCTACGGCGTAGTGCTGCCTCCATTTCTCGTCCGGGACGATGCATACGAAGATCCGGCCGCCGAAGGGGTAGGTATCCTTATTGGCCAGCACTCCGTTCTTGTATACGGTGTAATGTCCATCATGGTATCCGCCCTGCTGGTTGCAGGACCAGATCCAGCCCCTACCGGCGGATACGCAGGCGTTGGACCACTGGATGTACACTGCGCCTTCTCTTTTGAGCCAGGCAGGCAGGTCCCTGTATTTGCAGTCCACCCAGACCAGGCGGCAGTGCTTCAGCCGGTCGGATCCGTACATGGCCTGCTCGATGGTGTTGATCTGCCATTCCTTCTTGCCCTTGGTCGATACGTGCCCCACGCGGACGCCCACCGGCAGGCAGCCGGCCTTCTGCAGGGCGATCGAGGCGGCCGCGTTGCATGTGACGGACTTATTTCTGGCCATCTCGTCCCACGACGCGGATGACGTCTTGTGGGTACATTTGAGATCTACGATCTTCTTATATGTCTCTTCAGCGGCCTTCCTGGTGGCCGCCCGGTAGTTTTTGATGATACAGGGCATATCTATCCTTCCAAAAATACCGCAGGCCCATGAGGACCTGCGGTACTGTATGATCAGGCTATCTTCCTGACGGTGATATTTACGTTGTCGAAAGTGGCGGCAGTGCTGTTGCTGACCTGCAGCGTGACCGGGGAGGTCCGGCAGTTGCAGCTACAGTTGCTGTGGTCCACCTGGACGAATGTCTTGAAACCAAGTGTGGTCCCGGTAGACTGGGCCTGGGGGAGCACCACACCGTTCCTCACCAGCTGGAGGGTGGTGGCTGCAGATGCGGTGCCGTCTACGGTCACCTCATACACCCCGGCCTTCTCCAGTTCGATAGTGCCGGTGCCCGTGATCCTCTCGGAGCAGCCCTTGTCTAAGCTGACGTTGGTGAAGGGCACGATGCCGTCGGCCGCCACGTCAATGTTGAGGCTGTATGCCTGGAGCATAGGACCACCTCCCTCAGTTTCCACATCCGCCGCAGAAGCAGTTCGGGAACTGGCCTGCATTAAATGTCCAGCTGTTAGGGTACCTTACCACGCCGTTCGTGGCCTGTGCGAGTTGAAGCTGGGAAACCTGTGCCTGCAGAGATTCGATCTTGTTCTGTGCGATCATGTCTTTTACAGACTGAATCTGTGCTGTGAAGTTAGCGTTAGTCGCCGCATCCCTCATAGCGCCGTCATAATTGCTCTGCATGACCATCTGCTTAGTCTCGCAACAGCAGGCGTTCTGGTTGGCCTGCAGATTTGCAATGCTTACTGCGTTGGCTGCCGCATCCCTCTGGAGTTCGTTATAAAGGCCTTGCATTGCGGTAAGGTTGTCGTGGAAAGACTGATTTGTAGCAGCTACCGCCTGCGCCGTGCCATTAGTAATTGCGTTCATGATGTCACGGTTCTGATCCTGCAGGTCGTTGAAGTTGAATCCGTTCTGGACGAAATCCTGCGTTGCATACTGCGGACGATAGCCGTTATTGCCCCATCCGTTGCCGCCCATGCCTCCGAGCAGGAGCAGGGCGAAGATCCAGAAAAACGCAGTGTTGCCGTTCATGCCGTCGCCGGTCATAGCAGCGATGTCAGCAGGTGAAAGGTTTCCGTCAGCCATAATGGTGTACCTCCTGATAGATAAAGCGGTTGATGAATTACCGGTCTGGCCAGACCTATCTCAGCATGCCAAGGATCTGGTTCGGATCGATACCTTTTTTCTTTGCTTCCTCATAGAAGGCCTTCTGCGGATCTCCGCCGTACCGCTGGACCAGACTCATGGCAGATGCTACGTTAGGATTTGTCCGTGCAAGCTGCTGTAACATCAAGTTCGGGTTCTGTGCCGTCCTGATCGCCTGCACGATGGACATGGGATTAGGCTGTGGGCTTGGGGTTGTTGCTCCCGCGCTGCTGTTTTGCAGCGCCTGCAGGATTAGATTTGCCATAAGATTCCTTCATCTCCTTCAGTTCTGCCTCCAGGGACGCGATGCGGTCCGCCAGGACGCCTACGTCTACGGGCGGTTTCTCCTGGTACGGGGACAGGACGAAAGGCGTCGCTGTCTTGTATCCGGCGCCATCCGTCTGGGCCAGCCATACGAGGTTGGCCGTCTCATCCAGGAGGAGGACGGAGGAGTTGGGACCCATCTGGAAGGCGTCCACGCCCGGCTTGCCGTTGACCTTGATGATCTCGTAGCTGGGCGCTGGTGCGTACATGTTCCTGGGCATATATGGATTGGACATATAGGGATTTTGGAAATTATTCATCCTGATCATCTCCCTCGATCATGCTCTGCATGGTCTTTTTGAGGCGCTTCACGACCCAGATCGGCACCGGGATACCGGCGAGGTCCAGGTTTTCAAGGACGGATACCGACTCCATCAGGACGACGTATAAGGACGCTCCGATGGGGAGCGCGGGCATATCGAACGCGGTGCCGAACGTCCAGAGCACCCCTACCGCGAGGATTTCAAGTGTTTTGCGGTACAGCCCCTTCCTCATTTTGGTACTGTCCCAGGTGCTGTTGATCGTGGCCTGTACCCACCCTGATATGATGTCTGACGCGATCATGACCAGGGGCAGTAGGAATACCCAGTAAGAGTGGGAGTAGTGTATCTCCTCTGTGATCTCGGTACGCATGTTGAAAAGAAACGATGTAATGTAGTCCATGATGAGGCCCTCATATTGTGGTCGTAGCATACTATAGTTTTATCATAGATATGGTACGTTATCTATGGTTAATATTTTTGCATAGCAGGTCCGCCGGAATTGTGATTTCTCACATAAACTGCTGAATTTGCAGTTTTATAGGCAATATTTGAGAGAAAAACTGCAAATATCGCCCCTAAAATGCAAATTTCGTGATTTTGGTATCTGGAAAATTTCAGACGGTTCTGTTAGTTATCTGACTATTTGTACAGTGCCTGCAGGGCCTTCGCTTCGGCCGCCGCTTTTATCTGCCTCTCGTGCAGATATTCATACACAGCCATCATTGGAGCAGGCGGTTCACCACTCTCTTTGCGGTATTTCTGGATGATGTCAACTACTTGCTTATGAAGTTCGTTCATATGTTCCATTTCCTGCAGAGACATATTGTAAAACATCCGTGCAAGTTCTGGACGGTCCTCTTTGTACCGGAGGGCGCACTCTGCATATGTCTTTGCACCGTCGATCTCCTCATCGATGTACCCACTCAGTTCTTTTATGATCTTCATTACTTTTCTCTCCTATGATGCCTGTCCTCTTTGCTTAGGGTTGCCGGGTTGGCGTCGTACCTCGTATAATCTTACTCATTCTGTCACCTCGTTAAGCGTCCTGCTCCCTCAGGCTTGTAAGGTCACGCTCTTCAGACTTGAGGATGTTACCTGTCGCATCCATCAGCTTGATGGAGTAGTATGCTACCGCCGTATTTGTGGTTGTATCAGCCTGTCTACGGTCGTAGCTTACAAGTGCCGTAGCAAAACTGCGGAAATCGTATGTGTAGTAGCTATAAGTGCCGTCTGTGTTAGTTACTATGAGTACGATAAGATATAACATGATTTTTTTACCCCTTATACTGTGATAGTGTCTCCTGCCTGATAACTTGTTCCGTTATATGTGGTCGCTTCTGATGCCTTATAGATAAAAGAGATATTTGCTCCTGCGCCATCCTGTACTGCACTTCTCAGGCTGTCAAGGACATCTCCTTTGGTATAGATTGTTACAGTTCCGCTCGCCCTGGAAGTAAAGCCGAATGGCTGTGTTTCTGAGTAAGTTACGGCATGACCGATACTGCCGATGGTCACATCAAGACCAGTCACTTTGTATGTACACCACGCATATCCTGGTATTTTCTCGCATACTGGCAGATTGAAGACTTTTGGTGCATACACGCTATCAGTTCTGAAAAGCGACATAGCCACCGCTCCTAACGATGCCCCAACAAATTTAGGAAGGTTGACAACATCGCCTCCACCGTCATTGTAGGAGCTATAAGACAGCGAAAGTGCGTATTCTCCGTAGATTGTCTCTACCTCGGACAGAGCAGACCAGTCCATCCTTAAATGCGCTCGGTAAAAAGCGTAATTGCCGATATGTTTTGGTTTCACAGCGAATTTAACATTCGGTACACCGTCTCTCTTGTCGTTCTTGTTGTACCCAAGATAGTCAAGCGCAAAATCCGGCACTGTCTCCATATGGAAGATATAGTCTGTTATCTTTCCGTTTGAATCAGTGACGATTTCTATTCCCTGTGAAATACCACCACCACCCTGTCCATATCCATCAGCCAGACTTGCAACGGCATCAGATAAGGTCGTATCACTTTTCCCGGTTATTCCGTTCGCATATGCGGTCAGTGCTTCAATTTTGGGAGTCAATACTTTTGTCATTTCATCACCCCCTTAACCTAAAGCTGTTATGGCATCTTGATAATCATCCCACAGCGAATCGACTTTGTTCTTGTAAGCGTTCGTGAAATCATTGGTGACAGTAGGGATGTCGCTCTTCAGAGCATAATCTGATAAATCTTGAGGGGTTATAATCTGCGTTGACATAATCTGCCACGGAAGCGTTCCATTATTGTATTTACCGCCTAACATCTCGAACAGGTAGTAGCTTTCGCCAAAAGCGGCAATCGTATTGGAGATAACAAGGTCTGCATACTGCCCTTCATATGGTATATCTGTGACCCGGTTCCATGCCGTAAATGTCAAATTGAAGTTAACGCCACTGAACTCAAATTCCTTGCTTACACTGACGTTCCTGCCTTCTTCCAGACAGTCCATGACCTGTCGAGGCGTAATGTTATCTGCGTCACCGATAAGCGGTGTAAGGACATCTGATGCGTCAGCTTTTGCCTCCAATGCCGTATCTACCTGTGTCTTGGTGTATACGGTCGATTTCAGAGCATATGCTGATAAGTCCTGATGCTGAGTAAGGTAGCCCACATCATTTGTAAAAGCGGAAACATTAGCAGGAACAACAGGAATTTCTGATTTGAGGGCATACAGGGTCAAGTCTTGATGCTGTGTCAGGAAACCCGAATCGTTAGTCAGTTCCGATGTCTTTGTGGGGATTTCAGATTTATCCGCTTTACCTGAGATGTCCTGATGCTCTGTCAGCGCACCCAATTCCTGCGCCGTGATCGTGACAGCACCAGTCTTGCCGTTGACAGATGAAACAGGAGCAGTCTGCCCATCTACAAGCGCATCAACTTCTGTCTTTGTATATGCGTTCTCAATGCCATATCCTGCAAGCGTGGTTGCCTTGTCTGCTTTACCAGAAACGTCCTGATGCTCTGTTAAATACCCCTGTTCACCAACCCACTCTTCAGTAGCATACCCATCCAGAGAAGGAATAGGAGTATCAGAAGGTAATGCTCCCACATCCCCTGCGTCCAGAACAACATGCCCTACTTTGCCATTTACGCTATGTACCTCTGTGCCATAGACGGTATTTCCGATGTCTGCTTGTGTCGTAAGAGTTCTTTTACTCAGACGAGCCAGTGTTCTTAATTCTCTATCCATCAGATCACCTCGTCTATGATCGTGTCAACGACCCTAACAACATTCCTGCTTGCTACACTTCTTTCCTCATCGTTCGTAACGACATCAAGTTGTAGCTGAAGTTTCCCGGTCGCAAAACGGAGCGTCTCTTCCTGCGAGAAATGGTATGATATAGTGTTGCTTTCGTTGTCGATGACGATGCCAGATGTCAGGTTTATTTCGATGCCAAGCTGTTTAACGATAAGTACTGCTCTGGATACATCTGTGGTGTCAATTTCGCATGTACTGAAATCAACAATATAAGTAGGTGTTTCACCGCGTGTAAACTCCATAAGCCATCTCCTCTAATCAGGTCACTTGCATCGGGTAGAAAAAGGTGGTTCCGATTACTGCGGGTACAGTACCAGAATATGCCATCTGCAATGCACCATTTGTGGTTACACGTAGCCTGACAATTTGCCCATCGTTTGTAAGGACGTTGTTAGGAATGAGTGAAAAAGCCCTTTCAACCTTGCCGATATTCTGCCACCCAGAAGGGTTCGCAATGATACGTCCATCTATCTGTACCATTGCCCATCCCCCTTGTTTAAACACTTTACATACGCCAGTAGTGTTGTCACCACGATCTGTTGTAAAGTAGGCGTTCTCTACATCCTGCCACCCGTTCGTTCCAAAAGAATCCAAAATAACACCAAGGTCTGTTTCCCACTTGCCGAAAGTCCAGACATCTGCTGTTGACCCGGTTGCACACCGTCTCCGATAGACTGTCGTGCTGTTATAAGGCATTATCTCTTGGACAATATAGGCGTACTTCCCGGAATCACGCGCGCCTATAGTGTGCACATTAAGTCTAAACGTAACAGTTACAGGGCAGTTAATAAGGGTGGCTGCAATGTTATTTGTGTTACAGTAGTAAGACCCGGCGGTTGTCAGCGTGTTGATGTCTGTACCTTCCTCAATCATCGTAGGGTCGGACAGCTTGAACGGTATAAAATTGCTCCCGGAATTCATGATTTCAGCAATAGCAGAGGTCTTTGCTTCTTCAATCGCTTCTGTTATCTCATCGATCACTTCATCTGTCGTACCATCCGTAGATCCTGCCGGTCTGGGCCGTTTCTCTACCAGGTACCGGAAGTTAGCGGTACCCACGTCCATACCTGTCTTGATCAGTCGGACCTCCGCCACCATGTCGCCGATCTCGTCGGTCATCTCGGCGGTCGTACTAAAAGTACAGATGTTATCTGTGATCGTGCCGGACACATTAAATCCAAGACCGCTGGGCTTTAAACTCTGGATGTACGGAACGGTACCAGAAGGAGGGATATACGGATCGTCGCCCTCATACAGGTGGATCTTGATCTCCCGGCCGACATCTCCCTGGGACACAAATACCGGATCTCCCAGCTGTCTGGGTGCTATATCAACTGTCATGGTGCTCATCGTCCCCATCTCCTTTCTTGTCTTCCTTCTTGTCTTCCGCAATCGCTACCGCCCGCAATTCGTTATAAACGTCCAGGACCACCAACTCTGCGACAGCCGGAGGCAGACCGGCGGTATTGATGTCGTCACATAGTTTTGCTCTCAAGTCCTGGATCATCGTCCTGAGACCGGTCATGATATCTTCTCCCAGTAATCCGGGTACGCTACAGGAGACCATACACAGGCCACACCGTCGGGCGCGGTGCACCGGTATACGTGCCCCTCGAAGGTCACCTCGTCGCCATTGAAATATGCGTCATGCACACCAGTAGGCTGAACAAATTCGTCAGCACCGGATGTCGTCGCGGGAATCGCAATGTCAATGCCCAGCTCATCCATGAGGGCCTGCAGCTTGAAGTTGAGTTCCCGGACCGCTCCTGCAAGAGTGTTGATCTGCTCCTGATAGTCACCATAGGACCCCTGCTCTGCCGCTCTTGCTCTGGCAGCTGCGAGGAGATTCTCTGCCTCTTCCGGGTCGATGAGCCCTTGCATGACGAAGTAATTGATACGCCCGACCATACTGGTCAGGTCGAAGTTTCCGGCCTCGATGATGTTGTTTAGGCCCACATAGTAGCTGCTCACACCTGATGCCATATCCTGTCCTCCTTAACTGCTTGTCACTGTCCCGGCCACGATAAGGTTCCCGGACAGGTGTACGTTACCTTCTGAGTCGATCCAAAATGCATTTTTTCGGTCATTATCGCCTGTTCCAGACCCGACCACCAGGAGGGCATCATGGTCCGGATCGTTCCAGGCGCCCAGGACGATCTGTCTTGTCCGTCCTGCCTCAAGATTCCGCCCGATGCAGGCGGAATGCGAGTATGCCACCTCGCACTCATAGCCTATCGCGGCGCTGGTATAGCCAGACACCAGGCACTTGGTGCCCAGGGCCACACCGTTATCACCACCTACGGAGTTATCGGATCCGGCTGACATCGAATAGGATCCTTCCGTCTCGCCCTCTCGTCTGGTGCCCAGCGTAAAGGATGGGCAGTAGGCCGTATAGCTGATGTAAGTGTTGATCTGTACCGTCTCGCCTGCCACCGGATTTGACAGGACATCATCCGCCAGGGTATACCGGAGCGTTACGACGCCATCGTTGACGGTCCAGCTGATGTCCGCCTGATCATCCGTCAGTATGGTGCTCTCGTCTCCCCGGATGATGCGGATGTAGGCCCGCGTGACCGATGTGAAATACTCGGCATCATAGGTCAGTGCGCGTACCCTGCCGTTGACTGCTGTCTCCGGCACGTTGACCTCTCTCATATACCAGACCGTAGCAGAGGGGGCCTTGTTCTTTCCTACGTTGACCTGGAAGGCCACCACCTCGTTCCTACCCATCAGCGTCATGCCGACGTCACTGAGGGTCAGGTATGACTGGCCTCTACCGGTCCTGCCGATGATGGTATTCCGACCATATTCAGCATATTTGGTCTGACCGATGAAGATGCTCATGGCCTCACCGGACAGGCGCAGGTTGCCGGAGGTGAAGTCCCGGATGTCTTCTACGACGTCCCTGGAGAGTATGAGGCCGTCCTGGTCGGACCAGTACATGTGCTCATTCGCTATTGCGGATCCCTCTCCACCGATGGCCTGCGATATGCCATTCAGTTTATAAATCGTGATGTCCTGCTGAAGAATCATGTTTTATTCTCCGAAAGCCGCCCAGTTGGCATTAGGCGATCTGTTGGTGCTGCCCGCCGCATGGAAGAACCGGCACGTAAAACCTGTCGGAGTGACACTGATAGCAGATACAGAAACGTATCCCATGTCAGCGCCGGTTGATCCGGAATAAAGCCCTACGATGACATGCGGGGTCTTGGTAAAGGCCCTGTCGAATGTCACGGCAAGGTCCGTGACCTGCCCCGGTCTTGTCGTCACTGCTGCAGTCCTGCCGCACTGTGTCGTGAAATCTGACTGGGACGTCCATGCTGACCATGACGATCCGTCATACATCACTGTCCACACCCGGCCCTTGACCGGCGTCAGCTCATGCAGCACGACCAGGCCCCAGCTGGGGTCTTCACCCTCTGCGGCCGCGCTGTACTCGTTCCTGTATGCCGCAAAGGTCGTGGAAAGGTTGGTGATGTACGCAGGCGCACCGTTCAGTTTGCTCTCGCCGGATGTCGCACCTGAGTTGTCCGTATATACCAGGCTGGTCCCGCCGTTCCGCAGACGGTCCAGCGACTTGAGGCTGACGGCGTTGTTCCAGATCCGCCCATATCCGCCGATACCGGTAGACTGGATGGCCGTCGTAAGGCCATCTATGGACTCCTTGAGTTCCCGGAGCACTGCCAGTGCAGTAGTGCCGGGGTCCTGTTCTTCGTCCGTCATGTGGATGGTACCCTCTTCCATCACATGCTTGAGTGTCTGCTCCAGGAAGTTGGCTACGGTGATGATACTCGACCCATTGGCCCCTGGATCGATGCCCAGCAGGTCATAGGTCGGACTCAGTTCTGTCACCACCGGCAGGTCGTTTAGTTCTTTCTGATCTGTTACATTGGGCATTATTCTTCGTCTCCTATAGTTGTGATCAAGCTGAATCCGTCGAGCACTGCCACATATCCATCTATGAGCAGTTCGAAAGAGGATCTGGTCTGGAAGATGCACCGAAGCGATCCTCCCAGAGGGAAGGACGATTCCGGTACCGTCACCGTAGGGCCATACCCCACGAACTCTGTTCCCGCCTCCGTCACGGTGTACCATGACAGCCAGTATGCCGGATATTCGGCAGTAACGTCTGTATCTCCTGACCATATGCTGGCCGTGCCGGTGACAGTCTTGGCCCTCTTGTTCCGCTTGGATGACTGGCGCATGACCAGGGTGGATTTAGCATCATCCCCGCGCAGGCGCGCCCACACGTATGCGGCCGGGTCCGTGGGTGCGGTCCTGCTCCTGGATGTGCATGTGCCGATATAGACGTCCGGAGTATCTTTCATCTGGGCCGCCGTGGGGTTCTGGACAGGCGCGTACTTGAAGTATACGTAGACCGGCCCGGAAGAGCTCACCCCGGCATAGGGGAACTCATCATCCAGTTCGTCCCTGGACGCAGCCGAGATGTTGCCCCTCTGGGCGGCGGCGCAGGTCAGCGTTTCGGTATACAGGTACGTCCCGATCAGGCCCGGATAGACCATAGGGTCCCCCAGTTCCGCAGCAGGATCGTACAGGGCGGAGCTCATGGAATAGGGTCGGTAGGTGATGCCTCTCAGCTTTTCATACAGGTCGTCCATGATGCCTTCCGTGATGTACGGATTGGAACCCAGGTCCAGCACCATGCCTTCCTCGCTGCCCCTGGATACCGGTACGTTGGCCGCGGTGGTCGCACGGATGCCGGTGATCTGCTTTTCTTCAGAGATTGTAAATTTGCTCGTCACTGCGATGATCGGCAGGATCTCCGGGTGGAGGCGCAGGTCCGTGTCCTTGCTGGGCGGGTCTGCAAATGTGATCAGGCGGAGCTTGTTGTCCTCCGTGATGACCCAGTTGCCTCCGAAGGCCTCACCGATGTCCTGGAGCAGGGCCAGCATGGTGACCGTCTCCGCCGGGATGGGCACGATGTACTCATCCCCCGTCGGCATGACGGTCCGGCTGTCCATCTCCACACCCAGTTTGGCCGCGATCTGCAGCGCGACAGCCGCCATGCTCTGGGGCCAGTCATCATCGTCCCGCTCCGACGGGTCGGAGAAGAACTGGGCCTGCCCCTTACGCATAGAGTCGTAGCACGTCAGCGTCAGGATGCCGGTGATCTGGTCGTAGGACCTCTTGCTGAGGAAAAAGGTCCCCTGCTCGATCCATTCGGCCTGGCCGATGTCCGGGTCGTAGACCCTCTGTTTCACCACGACTTCTGCTGACCTGGGTACCTCCGATGTCGGTATGGCCAGGGTGCAGTTCAGCGACGCGGTGAGCGCGCCGCCGATGCTGGGCGATCCCGAAAAGATCGTGCGTGAGATGCTGGGAGCGGTCGTGGGCGTATATTCTTTTCCGTTGATGACCAGGACCGTCTCCACCAGGAAGTTGGTCCCTGCCATGATCCTCTTCCAGAGGTCAGATGTCTGTCTCATGCCTACCTCTCCGCGAGTTCAAAACTGACGCCGATGTATTTGGCCTTGTTCATTACCCTGGCGTACAGCTGTGCGCCGTAATTGATGGACGAGCAGTAAAACGTCTTGGTCACCACCTTGTTGGTCACCGGATCCAGGACCGTGGCGTCCACGTACTGCGGCTCCAGGTCCTGGCTCAGTTTCCTGACATCGTCCTCGTACATGTCGAGCATGGTGACCGTCAGCTGCAGTTTGCTGGTGATCTTGTTGCGGTACATGAGGCCTGAGTGTATGTCACGCCCGGACCCGTCCGCGTCCAGATCGTTCCAGGTCAGGTTGATCTCTTCAGCCAGCGCACTGTAGTCGTGCCTGTTGATGATAAGAGTGGGACGCATGTCAGTATCCTTTCAAAGGTGATCTGTTGTACATAGTGGTCCTCATGTTGATCTCATCGATCATGCTGTCCGCAAGCGCCGCCCTGTCCACGTTGACGGTGACGTTCTTGTTCTCACGGATCGCGTTGATGATGCCCACCGCTGTCGAGGCCATCGCTCTTGCGAGCATGGTGGCCAGTTCTTCATTGGAATCGGACATGATGTCCTGCATGTCCCTTGCCTGCGCTGCCTGCACCGAATAGGGCAGGATCGCACCGGAGGAGACGCCGGGCATCCGGAAAGCAATGGTATCTGCTACCTTGTCCAGACGTTCGAAAAGGGATGTATCAAACCCCTGGTAGTCGATGTCCGTAGGCATTCCTGCCGTGACCGCGATGGCCTTTATGATGCCGTTGGCGCATGCGATCATGGACTCGCCAAGGTTGGTCACCAGGATATTGGCCACGGACGTCATACCTGCAACGACAGCCTGGAACATGGTGGATGCCAGCTGTGACTTATTGAGGATCTCCGTCCTGCCGCCGACATGCCCTATGATCTCAGGCCCGGCCTCACCAGCCAGGAAGAGCGATCCGTGGATGCTGCCACCTCCGGCGAACTGGGGGATGCTGTTCAGCCACCCCTTTGCACCCTTGCGGATGATACCGCCTCCGGCGAACTGGGGGAGGACCCTGAGACCGGCAGTACTTACGATGCCGCCGGTGCTTCCGGTAAGGACCTTCCACGCCTTAGACAGCTGATCGCCGAACCATTTAACAGATATCTTGAGTGTGCGGTTGATTGTTGCGGCACCCTTCTGCGCCGCAGACCAGGCCTTATCTACCCAAGTACCTTTTTTTACGGACTGTGACAGCACCCTGCCGATGGTCTTCGCGGTCATCTTTGTTGCCGTCCATGCCTCGCCTACCCAGGTGCCTTTCTTCACGGCCTGCGTCAGCACTCTTCCGACGGTCTTTGCGGTCATCTTGACAGCTGTCCACGCATCACCTATCCAGGTGCCTTTCTTTACGGCCTGCGTCAGCGTCCGGGTGACAGTAGCGGCCCCGGTCTTGATCGCCGACCAGGCATCCGCTACCCAGGTGCTGGCCTTCTTGACGGCGGCCTGGATGGTCTTTGTGACGATGGACGGGTCGGTAGTCAGGGCCTCCCACGCATCCGCCACCCAGTTGGACGCCTTCTTGACAGCGGCCTGGATGGTCTTTGTGACGATGGAGGGATCCGTGGTCAGTGCTTCCCATGCTTCGGACGCCCATGTGCTGGCCTTCTTCAGAGCGGTCTGCACGTTGTGGGTGATGGTCTGGCCGCCCTCTTTGATGGCGTCCCATGCTTCAGACGCCCAGGATCCTACCTTCTTCGCCAGGCTGACGCCTACGGAGATGACGGTCTCTGCGGCAGTGCCCAGCCAGCCGGTAACGGTGGTCCATCCTTTCTTAACCAGATCTACCGTGATGCTGAACACACCCACCGCACCGTCCCAGCCATCTTTTATGGCTTTAGCGATGGGATCCAGGATGTTAGTCTTCACCCATCCGGCTATCCCTGCCAGAGCATCTGTGATGCCCTTAAGGATACCCAGCAGGATCATCTCGCCATATTCCAGCATGGTATCTGCCGGAGAGTGTATGCCGAATGCTGACTTGATTCCCTCCACGAAAGGCTTGAATACGTTGTCATAAAGCCACGTAGCAACGCCTACGACAGCATCAGCAAGGCCCTTGAGGATGCCCGTGAAGATGTGCCCGCCGCACTCCTCGATCTTGTCGTTGAAGTAATCCCCGATACCCGTAAAAGCATCAGCGATCAGCTGTCCGATGAAGGATCCCAGAGCTCCAAGGGCGGTACCGAGAAGACCGAACAGTGACTGTGCTACGCCGCCCCAGTCTACGGCCGCGAGGGCGGACACGATGTCACGCTCCAGCTGCGCCCAGTCAACCGCGCGGATCGCTGCGGCCAGGCCGTCCATGATGCCCTTGGCACCGGTGGACAGCGCGTCACCGATCTCGGTCCACTTGATGGTGTCCAGAGCGGACTGCACACCAGATCCGACGCTGGTACCTAACTTTTTGAAGTCGAATTCCTTCACCGCTCCATATAGCAGGTCCAGTTTAGCGTTGAATTTATTCGCGAACAGCGCGCCAAGGTTCTCCCAATTGATCTCATCTACCAGACCGTTGAGGCCTTCCGAGATCTTCTTGCCCAGGTTCTCCCAGTTGATGCCGGTCAGCAGCAGGTTGAGCGTATTAACGATGGTGTTGATGCCGTCACCGAAGGTCCTGCCTATCAGGTCCCAGTCGATGTTATCTACCAGGCTGTTGAATATCCTGCAGATCATATCGACGTATTTGGTGATCGTGTCGCCCACGTTCTCCCATCGGATGAGATCTCGGACCTTCGCGAAAGCCTCGTTTATCTTTTCCGCGATGATCAGTCCGACCTCTTCGTAGTCACCGTTGCGGAAAGCGTTTTTGAGTTCTTCCACCCAGTCCATTATGGCTGATGCGATAGGGACGGATTCCATGATGAGGCCGCCGCCGTTGCCACCGCCTCCGCCCCCACCGCCTCCGCCGCCTCCACCTCCGCCGCCTCCCTTGTTGGAGTCGGAGAGGATGTCCAGCTTATCGAAGGATGCCAGCTGCCGTTCCTGTTCTTTCGCTGCCGCCGCGGAATCCCTGGAGGCGTCAGCCGCACCGGAGGACGCATCCGCGAACCCTGATACCGCTGCGGTGGCCTTCTGATAAGTGCTCTTACCGGTCAGCGCCGCGAAGAACATACCTACCGCGTTGACCGCGTCGGCCAGCAGGTTGATGAAATAAGTGATGATCGGTGCGACAGCCTGGATGATCGGGCTGAATGCCGATGCGAATGCATATTTAAGGTTGCCCAACGCCGTCTTCATGCTCGTGACGGCATTGTTCAAGCCGGAGTCATAAGCCGCGACATCTTTGAGCGCACTGATCAGCGCGGACCGCAGACGTTTGAACAGGAAGAATAAGGAGCGCACACCGAATCCGTATCTGATCAGGGTGGTCAGTCCTATCTTGAATCCGTTGCTGGTGTTTCCCGTGTTGTTCTTCACGCCGAGAAGCGCGGATCCCAGTTTTTTGACGCCATCCACGATACCGTTCTTGACCATACCAGCCAGGTTCCTGGCCGCGCCTGCAGCCGCCGAACCGATGCCCCGGAGGATACCCGCCAGGCCAGCCGCCGCCAGTCTTGCCGCGCCGCCTGCCGCTCTTAGAGCTGCAGACGCGATGCCTTCAAGAGCAGATTTAGCGAGGCTTCCGACGCCAGCCCATATGGACCCCGTGGCCATGTACGCCTGCACCGCCTGCTGGATGGCTCCGCGTATGCCGTACCATTTGGCCTCCGCATCTGCCGGGGGTTCCGCGACAGTATCATCTGGCACTTCCGTCTCTTCTACATCCGGAACGTCTACCTCTTCAGAGTTGACCTCTCCGACAGTCTCGCGGAATTCCTGCAGTTTGGATTCAGCCTCATCCAGCTTTTGGATGAACTCGTCGTACTCTTCTACAATGTCGCCAGTGTACTGCCCGCCGCCGGCGCTCCTCTGTGCTTCCATCTGCTCCTGCAGGGCAGCCATACGTTCCTGCAAGGTGGCTATCCTGTCATCCCAAGTGGCAGCCATCTTCTCCGGGAAGGGTCCACCGTTTGCTTCTTCGGCTTTAGCCTTGCTTTCTTGGACCTCACGAATCTCTTCAGCCATCTGCTGATAGGATTCAGCCATCTGCTGATAATCATCTGTGTTGAATCCGGTAGCGCCAAACTCGGTTACACTTTCTCGAAGAGATTGTACGGTCTGTTCTGCTTCGCTGAGTTTTTCAGCAAACTCACTCATGGCCTGCTCGGACCCTTCAGCCGCGCTCTGGGCGGCCGGTGTAAGTCCCTGCATCTGCCTCTCCAGTTCGCCGAACTGCTGCTGCAGGCCGGATACCATCGCCCTCTCATCGTTAGGACCGAGTTCTTTGCCGGATTCCTTTAGGCTGTCCATCTGCTCTTTGACTTCGCTGACTGCAGCCTTAGCCTCTTTCGCGCCGGAGGACACCCCACTACCTATGGCTTTTCCAAGACTGGACATCTTGGAGGCCAGACTCTGTACACTCTTGTCCAGAGACGCGATAGAGTCTCCCAGGGCCTTCACTTCCTTGCTGGATGCCCCGGAGGAAAAGCCGGAGACCGCGTTCTTGATATCTCCGCCGAGTCCGTTGACCTGACTCTGCAGCGACTTGATCATGTCCAGCAGTTCTTTGGACCCCCGCTCAAAGTCCTTGTTATCCATTTTGGTGTTGATGATTATGGATCCGTCTTCTCTATCGGCCATAGTCACTCACCTCCTTCGTTACAGCAGGGCCAGCAGACGCTGTTTCTCTGCCTCTGCTTCTGCCTCCTCCTCGGCTGACAGCCTCGTGCGGATCTGGCAGATGTCTTTATTTCCGTTCCAGAACTCCTTCTCCCATTTCTCCAGTTTCTTCCCCTTGGCCTTCTTATGCCGCAGGGAGAGGACCGTAGCATAAGTCGTGTCCTTCATCTCCTGGAAATATCCCAGGAAGGTCCACCAATGCATGTATCCCACGGACCGGACCTCGCAGCCGGCCACCTTGTTGACGGCAGGGAAGATCAGGGGCGCGTCCTGCGTCCAGTCCATCGTCCTGGGGCCGTTCTTCTTGGTCCCGGGGCGCCCGCCATCGATAAAATTGAGGGCCGCCTGGTAAGCGTCCGGCAGGTCCGGAGTCGGAATGTCGTCGCAGTCAACGAAGATGACTTTCAAACAAATGTATTCCTTCTCGCGGTTGTCCAGATCCACATCCTCAAAAGCCTCAAGGACGCGCATGACATCCCGGAAGTCGGACCGGATCGCATATTCAGTTCCGTTCACTTCCAGGGACGTCGGGAGATCGAAGATCATTTCTTTTTACCCTTTTCGTACTTGCCGGTATAGCTGGCCACGCGCTTGTTCATGGCAGCTGTCTCCCGGCCGAATTCCTTGGTGATGTACTCCCCTACCGCTTCGATCGCCAGCTCGCAGTAGAAACGTCCGCCTACCGGGGAGAAGGGGTTCATACGGCCAAAGAAGGCCTCGGACATATTGCCCGCGAACAGCTTGTCTACGGCCTCATACAGGCGCTTTTCAGCCTCGCGCAGTGCCTCGACTGCCTTGTCATCGTCTTCGTCTGTAGGGGTGCCGTCGGCCGCTATGCCGACGTCCTGCAGGGGCTTGGTGATCTCATCAAAGGACCCTACCATCTTGTCGTATCTGTCCAGGATGCCGATGTCCGTGGGCCGTACAAAGAACACACCGATCTCGTCTCCGAACTGATTCCTGATCGGGACCCTTTGTGTACCGTCATCGATCACGATGCCCTGTACTTTCGCTTTTGTGTCTGCCATATATCCATTCCTCCCAAAATTAGCAACAAAAAAAAGAGGGACTCCGCAGAGTCCCTCTATAAGTCAGATGTTATGTCAGCCGCAGATCAGGTATCCGCAGTGAACGTGTTGTTCTTATATGTGCCTGAGACACGAGGGCCGACATAGTTGACAGTGAAGGGGATCTGGTAACCAGATGTGTCCCCGCCATAGCTGGTAGGTACTACATAGCAGTCCTGCTTCACGGCCTTGAAACCTGCTGTCTCGTCGCCGTCCCAGAGGTGGACCTCAAGGGCAGAGGTCTTGCAGGTATCGTCGTTTGCCATCGTATCGATGATGTTCTGAAGTTTCTCAAAGAGCGCGTCCCCTACTACGGCGTAGTAAGGCTCTGCCTCGCCGGAGACCTCATAACCGTTGTGGGTAAATGCGGTCTCACCGAGGATGTTCTTCTTCAGTTCTGTGTCGGGATTCATTTCCACACTATACTCTTCCAGATCCGCACCAATGCGGTACCAGGAAGGAGTAGTACCACCAAAGGTGGAATCGAGAAAATGCGCCATATACTTTCTGGCGATCTTGCCGGTAATGGAACTGGGCATTAGCTTGTCCTCCTGTATTTGATCCTTAACTGGATCTGATATTTCGCGACGTTAGATCCGTACTGGGAGACGTAAGGGGTCAGTGTGGGCAGGATGCTCTTGACCTCCCCTCCCTCCCAGGTCGGGAAATTCCTGTTTAAGTTCTGTTCGGTGATCCAGGACATGACGTCGTTGTAGAACGTCAGGTTCCGGAGGTTCTGAGTCACGTCCGCACCATAAGGTTCCTTGGACGCGAAGATAAAGTTCTGGACCTGTATCTCATCCAAAACCTCCTCACCGATGATGTTTTCGTGGTAGCGCAGCGTTGACGGCGTTGCGTACAGTGCGTATTCCGTAGGGCTTTCGTTGAGGAAATCCACCCGGAACCGGTTGGCCGCCAGGATGGCAGGACAGGACCGGAACCACTCACGCAGGCTTTCCGTATTAACCGTTAATGACATTACGTACCTCCTGCAGGATATCGTCCATGTGGTCCGCCTTCATCCTGTCGTTCCAGTAAGGACCGGCCAGAGGGTTGAAGTCGAGGGTGTAATTCATCTTCTTCCCGGTAGGCTTCTTCTTCATGCCGGGGATGGAGTACCACCTGGTAGGTATTCCGGAATCGTCATCGAAGATAGGGAAGTTAGGTCCATAGACTTCTCCCACGTACACATAGTGTGCGTAAGGTCCGGGATAGATGACCTGTCCGCTGCCGGGTTTGGTGGCGGCATATGCAGCCTGGGCCAGATCGCCGGTCAGCATGGGCAGATACATCTGGTTCCATGCAAGGACCGCGTTATCTACGGCCTGCTGGGCATCTCCGCCCTCTTCCAGACCGAACCGGTACAGAAAATCGTCTACAGTATTAAGCCCCTCATACTCTATCTCAAATGACATCATGATCCGGTTATCCTCCAGTGCCGTCCCCTGGGCGCGCGCACGGTGTTGTCCGTGGCCGTCAGGATCGTACACATGTTGTGCCTCCGCTGGACGTCTGCCGGGGTAAGACTTTCGGACGCGGATAACGTACCCTTGACGATGATGTCCCCGCTCTTGAAGCAGATCTGCGTCTCTGGGTCCATATAGTCCCAGGGTTCCACGACCTGCTTTCCACCCAGGTCCGCATCGACAGGGATCCGTATCGTGATCTCGTCGGCGACCTTGAGGCCGCCCACGTTGGCGTCCGCGTCAACGACAGACACGGCCCTGGAGAACCATGATACACCTTTGATCACGGAGGCGTGATAGGTATCCAGGCCCGTCTCTTCATCCAGGATGGAGTTGATCACAGTGATCGTCTCATCAGCCAGCCTCATGCTTCACACCCCCTGTATAAGAGAGGGGTGCCGTAGTCGTCTTTCACCCCGTACAGGTAGTGCTTGACCATGTCATCCATCGTCCTGTTGGCGTCGGAGGTGTTCTGCACGTTGCCATATGTCTCCTGGTAACCGTCAGTGGAAAAAGATGTGACCACCGGGTTCTCGGTCTGTGCGACCACGCCCAGCTTAGATTCCACCTGCATCAGGGAGAAGACGCACATCTCTACCTCTTCCGGTACCGTCTCCATATGCTGCACCCGGCCAAAAGTCATCCGGTCCACGCGCGCCGCCGCGCTGAACTGCGCCAGGGTAAAGGCGGCATAGTCCATCTCCGGACCACCCAGATCACGATATTTATCATAACTCAGGTAACTTTTCATGCCGCCTTTTCTCCTTTACTTATCAGCCGTTGCCGCCAGTGCCGCCGGCAGCTGCGGTCACATGGAACTGCAGCGCACCCTGCTTTTTGTTGAGGATGAATACATCTTCATAGGACTCTTCGAAGTAGATGTACTTGCCTTCTGTGACGGCGCTCGGAGGATCGAGCTTGACGAATTCATAGCTGACAGGTGTGATGACCGCATCAGGATGGACCAGGAACATGTCGATCTGGCTCGCGCCAGTAGCCGGTGCCCAGCCCGCTGTGAATGTGTAAGCGGTCTTCATCAGTGTCGCAGGGACGCCGATGATCTCGACCTCATCCAGACGATCAACGATGTTGTTGAGACTGGAGCGGCCGCCTGTGACGTTACGGTTACGGACGACTGCGGACGCCTTGTTGATGATCTTCTGGACTTCATAGGTAACGTACAGGATCCTGCCGTTCGGAGGTACCAGGGCGTTGTCCTCTGCGAGCATCAGCTCGTCAAAGATGTCCAGGACGTTGGCTGCTGTAATAGCAGTCGTGTTGGGGGTCATCGCTGTCTTCTCGGAGTCGGTGGAGTCTGTGGAGGACCACAGGCTGTACAGTCTGGAGATCAGGTAAGCATCCATCTCCGGGAATTTCTGGGTCTCGTTAAAGGTCCGGGTGATGTTCTGGATGCTGGCGACATGGTTGGTCTGATCGATGTCCTTGGGGTGGACCAGAGTGCTCCACTTCCGCTGGTGGGACAGGGTCTTGACCTCCCAGCTGTTGTCATAGTTACGTGCCGCCATTGCGATGGTATCACGGTCTGCATCAACACGACCAGATGTCTTGATGCGGGGGATGTAGATTGTTTTGCCATCTTCGCCCATACGGTATCTGCCGTTGTTGGGGGTCGCATACAGCCTGCCGAAATTCAGCACATAGGGGTATGCGTTTGCCAGTGCCTGGCTGTACTGGGCTGCGTAATTGAGTGCGGGCATTTCTTTTCTCCTTTACTCGTTTGTACCATCAGGTGTTGTTCACCGGATGGAGAGGGGTGAAACCGAAGTTGAATTCGGTCGAAGAGACCGAACCTTTGCCTCCCTGGGGCGCGGTAATCCCTCCGGCAGGGGCCGGAGGTTCCTCCGGAGCGAATGCGCCGGGGTCTGCCTGCCGGTACTGAGCGACATAGTCGTCGAATCCAAGGATCGCGTCATTCTCAAGGGCCAGATGCTTGGCCGCAAGATCCGCGCGGAACTGCTTCTGGGCAGCTGATGAACTGAACTTCACACCGCTGATGTGCTTGTCCAGGGCGAAATTATACGCCTGCTCGCCCAGCTGTTTCTGATACGCCGCTGTATCCTTTTGATACTTGTTCTGCAAAGATGTCAGCTGGTCGGATACCTCCGTCAGCTTGGCCGCATCTGTCTGGGCGGCAGTCAGTTTCGTCTGGAGGTCCTGCAGGTCCGCGTCACGCTTGGTGACCTGGCCGGTCAGTGTCTCCACCTGGCCCGTAAGGGTCTGGATCTGTTCTGCCGATGCGTTCTTTGCGTTCTCAATATCAGCACCGTTGATCGACATGATCTGGTCGATCTGTTCTTTTGTGAGTCCCAGGGACTCAAGCTCTAATCTCTTCAAGGTTACTTTCCTCCTGCTAACTTACGCTTTTTACGAGTTCGCTCTCATAATAGATTCGGATCTTTTAACAGTATGGCCGTTGTTACGTCCGGCGAAAGACAACTATATGATGAAAGGGATGCCCCTATACATCCATCTTCTTAAAGCCCGGCACCACCATCCTGTTCTTCTGGGGACGGAGGCCGGATATCTTGACCAGCTGGGAATACCTGGACGCGAGCTCGTTGATCTTCATCTGACAGCTTCGCTGCCCTGCCTTATCGCCCATCGCGTCGCATGCGATAGCGGCGGCCTTCTTCTTCCTGGTCTGTCTCTCCAGGTACCGCATCATCTGCGTGGCCTGGTACATGGTGTAATGTTTTCCTTCGAACTCACAGCCCTCTTCGTTGGCCGTCAGGATCTCCTGCAGCCGCTCCGGCGTGTACCTCCGGACCGAGAACTGCGTGGAAAAAGATACGGCAATGTGCTTGCAGTTGATGCCCATGATCGGGCGCGGGAAACCTGCGTACACGTTGCCGTCTATATCGGTAAAGTCCTCTCCGGACTGCATTTTTTCATACTGATCAGCCATCAGTACATGCCCCTGGATGGGGGCGTGGTCGATGGCCGGTGCGAAATGGGCGGATATCTCGTAGGCGTCAAAACTGAGCGCCCTGCCAGCCTCCTGGCTGCTCTGCTGTGACAGCTGGTTGATGTCGCTGGTGATCTCCTGCCTGATCAGTGCCTCCAGGCTGTCCTGCCTGCCCCGTTCCGACGTCGCTGTGATGCCCTGCTCCCCGGTATCCATGACGGTCCTGCGGATGTCCCGCACCGGGTCCTCGGACCCCAGGGAATTGTTCAGCACGGCCTGCTCCACGGCCTTCTGGTACCGGCCGCGCAGGTCGATGCGCTGCAGGATCCGGGAGAAGTGCTGTACTGCTGACCTGGCCATGTCAGCCGCCATCCTTGCGATGTTCAGCCGGGCCTGCTCCGGGAAGGCATCTCCGCCCAGGGCCTTCTGGAAGGAAGGTTCCATGAGCGTATCGTCCACCACGTTCTGGCAGATCTTCCGGACATCATGCCCGGCCAGGACGAAGGCCTGCGCCAGGTCCTCTTCCAGCATGCGGAGGTCGGCGTCCATCGCGATCAGGATCTCGATCATGTCGAGACCGTCCATCGGTTCGTCACAGATCTTCCGGACGCGCTTCATGATGGTCCTGATGTACCTGACGTTTACCGTCTGGAACCGGCGCACAACGTAGTCGATGGCCGCCTCGTAATCATCCGAGGTCCTCATACGATATCAGCCTCCTCGGTCTTCTTGCTGGGAGATCCGGTATCCAGGCCGGCTGCCGAATTGGGGTTCTCTGCATCACCGGGAGTCGGGAGCATCGCTTCGATGCTGCCCATCATCTGCATGCGGTCCGCCACCTCCTGGTCCACCGCGCGGATGGCCGCCTTGGCCTGCTCTTCGGACTCGCGGAAATACCATTTTCTGAGGCCCGCCCTCGACTCTACGCCTGCAGACTGGAGGGCGATCCTCTCGTTAAGCTGCTGGGCGGCGTCCGTAAGGATGGAGTCGTCCCAGGTAAAGCTGACGTCATAATCTCCCGCCGGAGCCAGGCCGTAGATGTCCGCGTACTGGTCAGTGGCCTTGATGACATCCCGGAGGCAGTGTTCCAGGGCCTTCTGGTTGTCCGCGATGGTCGCATAGGACCTCTGGCGCATGATCCGCAGTTCGGTCGCCGTCCGCGCGTCCGTGGTATGGTCCGCCTTGGCGATCGTGCCTCTGGACAGGCCACACAGGTCCTCCACCTTCTCCAGGATAGCGTTAAGGCCGTTGATCAGGGACACCTCACGGATCTGCGGCGAGAAGACGCTGTACAGATCGTTGTTGCCGTTCTGGATGTCTACGCCCTGGAACAGCCGCTGGTTGAGCCGAGGCGCCTCCTTGGCATTGGGGTTGTCCGCGCCTTCCTTCGGCTTTAAGGCCATAGGATCCACATGGACCGCGAGCTCCGACCCCTCAAACTCCCACAGCAGCCGGGAGTACTGGATGTCCGCCTGTGCGATGACGTTCGCGGCCTTTGCGAAGCATGCCGCGCCCATAGGGCTGTTGACATCGATGTTGTTGGCCGCCGCCACCTTATACCAGCCGAACAGCTGGTTCCCACGATACTCTGTGGTATAGGTCTCCTGCAGGCCTGCCCATCTGGGGACCTCTGACAGAGGGATGGGCGTACCGATGGCGTCCGGAGAACTGGATCGGAAGGCCTTCTGCGTGATGGTTATCATCCCGTTCTCGACCTTGTGCCGCTCCAGACGGACGTAGTGTTCGTTGCCCACAGAAAATCCGTCCGGGAAGATCACATCCTCCAGGTCCCCGTCGTCGCCAAAAGCGACGGGATATATGGACCAGTCGGGGATCACGTCATAGTAGACGTGTCCGTTTTTGGCATAGGGTTTGATGATCATGCCGCCGGCAGCGCATCCCAGTTCCAGCCTCTGACGGAGGACCCGCCACAATTTCTCAAACTCGTCCTTGTGGAACTGCGCCCTGGGGTTCAGATTCTCATCCGACTCCTGGCCTCCTCCGTTGTAGAACTTGTACTGTGACTCCAGAGTGATCTCTCTGGCCAGTTCCGCACTTACGAAAGCGGGAAGGTTCAGTGACTGCAGCTGGTTGTCGGCCGCGAGCCAGGGACCCCGATTGATGTACATGTTGTACCATGCATCAAGGGCATGCACCATCTCCAGGGAAAGCGGAGATGTAAAATGTTCAGCTGTTTCTATAGACTTATAAGGGATCACTGTATGCACCACCCGCCTGATCTGGTTGAATAATGTACTAAAAAGGGCCATGACTCACCTTCAGCACATAAAAAAGCAGCCCTCCTGCGAGTGCTGCTCTTATCTTAGGCTGTTGTCCTTTCCATGTCCTCCAGTGCCCCGGTAATGCTCTCCAGGACTGCGTTGATGCTCGATACGTAGACCTGTTTTTCAAGATTTCCGGATTCCAGAGAATCTGCGATGACCAGGAGCATGTCCCTGGCGTTGCTTATTTCATTGATAATGTCCTTATCCATGCGTGTGTCCTCCTGTAAAGCCATATCAGTAACTTATTAGAGTATACAACAGTTAAATATTTTAGTCAATGCAGTAAAATAACTTTAACTTTTTATACCTTGACACAACGCATGTAATGCCGTAATATGTAATTGTACACCCCCTACGGAGTGTGCGTGTGTTCTTAAGGCCGATGCATTTGAAACGCATCGGCCTTTTTCATTTCTCCACCTCGTTCTTGAACTGCATCTCTATCCCGATCCTGATGACGTCCGATCTGGAAATGCCCAGCTTATCGGTAATGTAGTTCAGCTTGCGGATCGTCTCCGCATCCACTCTTGACCGGATCACGGTATCCTTCGGATTGTCTGTACGTTTTGTCCCTTTCTTGATGCCCATTTTGCACCTCCTGTTGAGTTTTTGTTTGTAGCTACTTTATATACTAAGTATATCGTAGCTACATACACATGTCAAGAGGTTATCGGAAAAAAAATCACATTCCTTTCCGGCGCCATACGCGCTCCAGGGCGTACCGGACAGAATCGATGGAATGGTTGTTCTCATCGGGATATCCGGAAATGATCTCATCATCCGGAGATCTGTCATATTCATAGTTGACAAATTCCTGCGCCGTCGCAGGGCACCGTACCGGATCGATGACGATGGACCGCAGTGACTGCAACCATTTCATGCCATACCGGACGGAGTCAGGACCTTTGATCGCGCCACGGCACAATGAACCATAAGACCTGTAGTCGTTGACCGACTTAGGTTCTGCCGAATCGGCTGTGATCAGGTCCGCACCGGTGACCCCTTTGAGGATCTGTAGGGTCCTCCAGGTGTCGTAGTTGGACTGCTTGTTCGTCCGGTACTCATCAAATATGTACAGGGTCTGGCTGGCAGGCCGATAGTGCATTTTGGACCAGTGGAAAGGATCCGGATACCAGCCCCAGTCGATGCCCATGTAGATCTGTCCGAAGTGCTGGATCTCATCATCAGTGATAGGCCGGATGTCAAGATTATCAAATACCTCGCCTCCGGTACCGATGGCTTCGCCCAGGTACTCATGCTGGTATGCCCTGGGATTGGTCTGCTTCAGTATCTCCGCGTCGTCAAAGAACTGCTGGCCTAACCAGTCCTGGGGCACCTGCAGGTAGCAGGACTTGTGCCGCAGGCTGTCCGATCTGGGGACGGCCACATACTGGTTGGCCCAGTTGGACTTCGATATAGGCGGGTTGAAGGATTTAAAGACCACGAACTTGGGTCCGCCTCGGAGGACGGACTGCTGTACGGATCGTATTTCTTCCTCACCGGAGAACTCATCCAGTTCTTCGAACCAGACAAATTTGAAGTAGCCCCTGGCCACCTTCAAGGACTTGATCTTCTTGGACTTGTCCAGACCACGGAAGATGATCACCTGCCCTGTGGGCGTATAGGTCATACGGTGGGGGTTCTGTGTACATTTCCACAGACCTGTCACGCCCAGCATCTCGATCGCCCACAGGCACTGCTCATACACTGATGTGCTGATCGTAGAGGCCACCTTACGGAATATGATGGCGTTGGCGTTAATGTCCTGCATGATGCCCAGGACAATCATGGCCGAAATGAACGAGGACTTTGTGGATCCTCGTCCGCCGTACAGATCGTAGTAGGTATGCAGGCCGTCCTGGATGTCCCAATATACCGGGTAGAACTGTGGGGAGATTATGTTCGACAGTGCTGCTGTGGCAGGTGCCGGAGAATTATTCGCCATCCTCCTCTTCCTCTTCCACCACGTTCACCGCCGGGCCTCTGGGGATATCACAGATGATATTGACGGCCGGTGCGCCGGCCGCGGCCTTCTCCTGCGCTGCTACATTCCAGCCCTTGAAATTGTTCTGGAGTGAGAACTTGGCACCATTGGATCCTTCTCTGTCGTACAGACGCTCTTCCGCATACTGCTCGATATACGTCTTTGCTTCAGTAATGACCTCCATGTATTCGGCCTTTGCCTGATAATCCAGAAGGGACAGCCTGGTCTTAAAACCAAGGGCAAGAGCAAGACCGGTAACTGTGGGAGGGCGCTTGTCCACGATGATGGGCTTGCCATATTTGTCGTAAATGACGTTGCCTTCCTCATCCGTCAGCACATGCCCTTCACATTTCTTGAAGTAGGCATCGATCTTCTCTTTGATCTCTTCGACGCAGAGGTACTTGGGGCGCCCCAAAGCGTTGCGCTTCTTTCTGGGTTTTGCTTCTGCCATAACAGACCTCCTAATACTTTACGGACTTTCTTGAAATGATGAACGCGTCGCTTGTGAGGCCGACATATCTGCCGTCTCCCATGCGGATCACGTTATATCCCATTTTGAGGGCCATCTGGGCGTTGCTCAGTCTGGACCCTCCGCTCTGTACCGCCCGTGCCACCCGGCTGTAGCTTATGACGCGGGCATCAGGATTGAGGACCATCCGGGTAACGGTATTCCCGCTTCCAGGCAGCGATCTGGCCGCGCCTATATCCCTCACGACCTGATATCCGCCTCCGGTGTTAGAGGCATCGCTCTGGAACCGGCCTGACTGGAGGAACCTGTCATAATCCTCCTTGCCGCGCCAGCCCCGGTACATGACCGTGGCGCCGGACATCTTCACGAACCTGTCGAAATCTTCTTCTCTGAGGGTCGTAGGCGCACGGTTAAGGCCGGTCTCTTCCAGCAGGCGCTGATAACCGTCCTCACCGGAAGACCCGGTGCCGCCGGACATATCCCGGAGAAACTTCTCCGGATCTTCAGACTGCTGGAACCTGACCAGACGCGCGCTGCCGCCGGTATAGTCATCCCGGTCCCGATAGTCGTCTCCGTACTCATCCCTGTATTCTCTGTCCTTGGCCGCGGCCTGCTGTCCTGCGGACCTGCTGTTCCGCCTGGATTCCTGCAGAGATGCGAGGCCGCTACTTGATTTGGCCATTCCTGCGCCTTTCATCAAATCTCGTTGTAAATACCGGCAGAGGGGTAATGATGCTCTCAAAATCGCCCAGTTCTTCCGGTATGCTGCCGCGCCACAGGATCTCCCTGGGGTACAGCCGGTCGATCATCAAACGGAAACCGTCCACCAGCCAGCTGCGGTGCTCCGGATCGGACATGCACCCCAGGCTGGACATCGCAACGATGCCGCCCTTCGGCTCCCCATCAAAGCACCACTCAAAGGTGGACGGGTCGCTCCAGGTGATGGTAGGTACCACCAGGGCGCCATGCAACTGCCAGTAGGCAGCGCACCAGTGCTTCCGGTAGTGGTTATACACCTGGATCGCTTTGGGAAAATCAGAATACGGAGAAAAGTCAGGACTCAGCACGGCCCCGAACTGGGCCAGCCTGGAAGCGTACCGGTCCGGATCGCGCCACACCCTTATGAACTGATAATCATCAATAAAGAAGTGCGCTCCGTGCTTTTTGGGGTCTTCACAGCCCCGGACATAGTTGAATCCGATCCAGTTAAGGCCCTCCGGCAGATGATAGACCGGTGCGATCTCCGGAATATTATACTGACCTGCTCCTTCAAATGCCGCTTTTTGGAGGTTCTCATAGTCCCTGCAGCATCTGTACGTTTCTCCGTTCATCTTCCTCCACGTAACAGAGGCCTCTGCCGTACAGCAAAGGCCTCTGCCATGTCAATCACTGCAGCAAGCTGGGGAGAGAGGGTAACCTTAGACTTACTGCCATTCTAACAATATCATCAGTTGATGCAGATTGCAACAGATTTTGGAAAATTTATTTGCCTGCAGGAGGTTCCGGCAGGTCGTGCTCCCGCTCGTATTTTGCCACATACCTCCGGCACCTGTCCCTCACGGACGGACCGCGCGCATGCCCCGGCAGGTCCTCTGATATCCGGTCCCACGAATAGCCGTCGTAGAAATGAAACAGCAGGATCCTCCGTATCTGCGGATCCGGTATCCCGCTGATGACGTCCATCATCCAGGCCTGGTGCTTCCGCAGCAGGGCCATATGGTTGGTCATGGACCTCTGAAGGGCGGCAGTACGCAGGGCCAGGTTCTCCGTGGGCGACGATACGCCGGAGGACCCGCCGCCGACACCGTCATACCGGACCCCGGTAAGCGCGGTACTGTGCAGGGCGCGCAGCCGGCGCTCAAGCTCCTGGCACTCGCACCGTACATCATACAAAAACGTCAGATCATCCCACAGACTCACTCATGTACCTCCCTGATCTTAGCCTTGAGCGCATCCAGCAGGGCATCCTGCGTCCCGCGCTTGTCCTGCAGGGCGTCCATGACATCCTTGTCCATCCCTCCCTTTACGATGAGGTGATGGACGATGACCGGATGCTCCTGGCCCTGCCTGTACAGCCTCGCATTGGCCTGCTGGTACTGTTCCAGTGCCCAGGTCAGGCCGAACCATATGATATGATGGCCACCCCTCTGCAAGTTGAGGCCGTACCCGCAGGACGCCGGATGAGCCAGCAGTATGTCCAAGCCGCCATCGTTCCAGACCTGTGTGTCCTCTGCGGACCGGTAGACCCGGTAGCGCAGGCCGGTCTTCTCCAGTCTGGCCGTGATCCGGTCCAGGTCATGCCGGAACTGATAGAAGACCAGAGCATGCTGGCCCTGGAGGCGCTCTATGGTCTCCATCAGGGCGTCCAGCTTGCACTCATGGATCTCGGTGACGTGGATCTCCAGGCTGTCCGGATCGACAGAATACACCGCGCCGTTGCACAGCTGCAGCAGTTTGCCGGTCAGCACACCGGCGGATGATGCCACCACTACGTCGTCCTCGTCCAGAGGGAGCAGCATGTCCGTCTCCAGCCGCTTGTAGGCCTTCCTTGCCTTCTCATCCAGAACGACAGGTATGTCATCGTAGATCAGGTCCGGCATGGTCAGATAATCTTCGGCCTTCATACTGACACATATGTCAGATATCTGAGCGAATACCGCCTCCCTGGCAAAGGGCTTGGGCACATAGCTATATATCTGAGCGCCGTTCCGCATGCCGGGGTTGAAGTACATATCCCGGTAGCAGGTGATCGTCCGGCCCAGGCGCTGTCCTCCATCCAGAAGGTATATCTGGCTCCAGAGGTCCTCCAGGCCATGCGGTGCCGGGGTGCCGGTCAGCAGCACCATCCGGCGTATTTTAGGCCGTACCATCTTGAGGGCCTTGAACCTCTTGGCGCGGTGGTTCTTGAAGCTGGACGACTCATCCAAGACCACCATGTCAAAGGGCCAGTCCCGTCCGTGGTGGTAATGCTCCACCAGCCAGGGGACGTTCTCCCTGTTGATGACATAGATGTCAGCATCCTCCTGCAGCGCCCGTATCCTTTGGTCCCGGCTTCCCAGAACGTGCGAGATCCGCAGATCCTGCAGATGCTCCCACTGCCTGCGTTCGTCTTCCCAGGTGGCCTCCGCGACCTTTTTGGGGGCGATCACAAGGGTCTTGTTAATGGCCAACAGAAAACGCTTCAATGCCCTTACAGCTGTCAAGGTTATCACGGTCTTGTCAACCAAGGCCCATATCCAAAAATAATCCGCAGTATGGCTGCGCCAGAATCAGATTGATACAGTGTTCCTGGTATTTATGGGGTATGAACCTTTTCATGAGACCACCTCCTTTCATACGTGTATCTTAGTTTCGTTGTACAAATATTCTTCAAAAGTAGGATACTTCCAGAAGAACCTCCGGTTATTGACCCATCTGGCCAGCTTATTGAGATAATGGCCTTTTGGCAGATGCTCCTTATTGTATCGCATTACATATGGACTGAACTGAAGAGACCGCAGGAAGTATATGCGGTCCAGATCCTGCCACAGGTGCGTATCGAACCCGGTAAGACAGTATACAACTACCTTATGCCTTCCCCATCCGGTAAGAGCACGAAGCGCCTTAAATTTAGGTTCTATCATCTCCTTGTCCTGATACCGGTCGTACGCAAAATGAACGTCCTTTATTTTAACCTGCCTGAGTTTTTCTATTTTCTTCGCTGTCAGCAGCCTGACATCTAACCCCTGGTTAAAACCCACTGTAGCACCGGATGCTATCAGTTCGTCCAGAATGTCCTCCCACTGCGGGCAGGCCAGCAGATTTGGATCCATGAGTTCTATGTACGTCTGGCCGTTCCAGAACTCTGACAGTGATGCCACACGGTGGGCGCACCGGCCTTCCTTCGCGGCCACATGACAGAACCCGCATCCGCGCGGGCAGCCCCGACTGCAAAATCCGTAGGCTGTGTTTGTGATCCCGTACAGACCATAATCCGGAAAAGAATGTTCTACCTCATCCGGCAGATGCGCGTCCTTTGACTTGTCAAAATGCTCTTTTCCATCATCACCCAAAGAGATGCAGTATCCTGTCCCCCCCCGTATAATCTCCGCAGCATGTATAGGGTGAGGATATTCCGGAGAGAAAGAAAAGACTTTTGACATGTACACTCTGTCGTACTCCCCGGCTTCCGGATCATACCAGCTGACATCATCCCCCTGGGCCTTATGCCAGGAAGACAGCTTCATGGTGGCGATATTTGGGTAGCACTTATCCAGTTTTTGCCAGTTGTCTACATCTATAAGCCCTACCCGCATAGCTTCAGCCTTTACATACAACAGCTGCGGCCGTAAGCCGCAGCTATAATCAGCTACTGTATCTTTGATTCCGCATCCTCCAGCATGTCGCACAGCTTATCATACCGCTCCTTCAGGTCCGAAGGGTACATGTCGCGGACGTGATCGCCATACGACTCTACCTTGTCCAAATACCATCTGGCCTTGGCCAGGTCCTCCGCGCCGTTCTTGTGCTTGTGCCGCCAGATGTACTTGAAAGCATTGCCCAGGCAGAAGCAGATCAGCGCATCAACGCCGAAGGCAAGCTCCATAGCATCGATGCATTCTATGCTGGTCTTGCACTCATAGTGCGCCGGATGGTTTACATTATCACACATTATTTCTGCCACTCCTTCTCTTCCTCCTGTTCCTGAGATGCTCCATCAGTGATGCCTCCCTCTCCGGCTCCATCTCATGCCGAAGCTCGATGCCGATCTCCTGGGCGCACATGTCCACCATGTCGATGTCCCGGTCGTTGCACTCCATCCAGATGGCCTGACTGGCCTGAAACAGCCGGTTTATGCGGGTAAAGCCCCAGCCGAACTCCCGGTGGAGCGCCAGGGCTATCCCCGCATATACCTGCGGAGTGATGTGCTTGATCTGCCTCTGCAGCTGGTTGAACGCGGCCAGCGCCGCATTATTCCTTGCCATGCTGGGGTTCCCCGTCCTCGGATTCCATCCATTCATCTACCACTTTTGCGAGCAGGTCTGACAGGCTGGTGACGCCATCACCGGTCTTTGGAAGGTCATCGTCTTCATCATCACCCAGGGCGATGTCAATGAACTCCATCAAACGCTTCCTCTTCTCGTCGGGATTGTCTCCCGGGCACAGCGCGTCGTGCCTATAAAATGCATTAACGATAGCGCAGAACTCCTCCTGGAGACCGAACCTGCCGCCCTTCATCGATACGCGATTACCATTTGCTTTGATCATAGTTTTTTCCTCTCTTTCATCTTATGATGTATATTACTGTACCCCCGGCCGCACCGCTTGTAAATCCAGTCGGCCATAGAGTTTTCAGTCCTTATGCATGCGGGGCCAGGAGGTTACATAGCAGACGTGTCAGCTGTAGTCCACCGCTTCCTGTCGATTGATAAAAAAGTGGATTCCTGGGGCGCACGTGACAAATCTGTCTTCGCAGAAATCGTCAACACTAACCTCTTCGCCTTCCGCGTAGCGAAAATTTGAATTATGGAAACTGTACGCTTCGAGGTATTCCTCATCACCTTCGATGTTCCTGATGCTGATTACCTTTGCTTTGTCACATCGGCATTTACGTCCCGTTGCTGACGATCTTTTTGCGTCTGCCGGAATCTCAAGCTGGACGATGCGCCCATTTCTGCACTGTTTCCAGCCCGTGAAGGAACCCATATCAGGGCATGCCATCGGGATATAAGGGATGTTTTTAGCTTCCTGCAGGTCGGCATCGGTCAAGATGGCTCTGCTCAGATTGGTTCTTAACAGGTCAGCTTCTGTCAGATTGGCTCTGTGCAAATTGGCCGCGTACAGGTTGGCGTCTGTCAGATTGGCTTTGCACAGGTTGGCTCCGCGCAAGTCGGCTCCTTCCAGGTCAGCTCCGCGCAAGTCGGCTCCTTCCAGGTCAGCTCCGCACAGGTCAGCTTCGAACAGATCGGCTTTCATGTACTCCCACCCCGCGCAGTCCTCGTGACACCAGTGCCCGTGTCTTTCCAGGATCCCTTCCAGGGTAAACTCCCCGATCATGATGTCTTTCGGTTCTCTCATTCCAGCCCCACCTCCCACTCGTCCAGGCGGCCGTAGGCATCGAAACGATACCGGGCGTCGTTAAGGTCCAGCCACTCGTTCTGCGCCATCCTGCCGATGGGCCTCTCGTCCGAGAAGTCCGTCGTCTCAAAGTAGTAGAGCTCTCCGCCGATCTGGTGCCAGCCGGTCAGCAGGTGGTCCTCGTCGTACTCCCCGCCTACGTAGCAGTAGACGTTGTCGCCCTCCTGGACCCACTCGTAGGGGCTGTCTGCCAGCACCGGCCTGGCCAGCGCCAGGGTGAGCAGCGCGATCACAAGTAATCTCTTCATGTCGTTACCTCCTTGTACTTTGTGCGTGTGTTCTGGAAAGAGGGATGGCGGGAGTCGAACCCGCAGGCATTTATCAAATAAAAAGGAGTTATATGAAAAACAGAAAGGCATAAAACATGGCAGGTATCAGCTTCACACCTCCCACAGCCGGTGGGCATCCCCATATGGCGGGCAGTTTACTGTCAGTCCTGCCCAGGACCTACCGTGGCCTCGCTCGCACGGGAGCACCGGGGCAGATCAGTTGCCCGGCTCTGTCCGGTCCTCGCGCCCGACCGGATGGACTCTGGTATCTACGGGGTCGTACCAGGGACCTCTCACGGTCATTAGGCTGGCCGGAAAGCCTGACAAAGTCCTCCGCACTGCGGAAGAGACGGAACGGCGGGATTCGAACCCGCATCACAAGTAAGTGACGAACTCCTTGTTGTTTACCGTCAAAGCTCTGACCCATTGAGCTACGTTCCGAAAGCAGGCTACTCGCAGAGGGCGCTTCGCTATTGTCTCTGACTGGATTTTAAAGGCACCGCCCATAGGTCTTATGTGCCCGTCGCGCCTATTCGCCTGCTGCCGCTTTTCGACCGGCTGACGTGCTGCCATAGTGCACGGTTTCAATTTCCGGTTCGAACACGACCGGATGGGCAATGGAACGGCAGGAGTCGAACCTGCATCTTTCGCCCGCCGGTGTATCTCAGAGTATTATGCTCCGGGCCTGCTCTTCTTCCGTTGAGCTACGTTCCAGTCGTCGTCGCACAGGCCGCCCCCAGGGACGGTGGACACACCTGCGCGGCTTGTATGGTCATGGCAGAGGTCTCAGGCTGAGGATCGTTTGGGGGTGATTCTCGAAAGGCGTCTTATGCCTCCGCTCGCATACCCTTATCTAATTGTCAGCGACCTGACCTGGGCGTCTCTGAGTTCCGGGAACACGTCCCTCCATACGTCGATGCAGTCCCAGGCCTCGGCGGCCGTCTCAAAGTTGTGGGTGACGGTACTGTCACCGTCGATGACCGCGCTGGCCTCGTACCCGGCGCCGTCGCCGTATGGGTGCAGCGCCCTCTGGCAGTCCTCCAGTACGCGGTCCACAGCCTCCGGCCTGTCTACCGCCGAGTAGACCGTAAAGCCCAGCCTGCGGATCTGGTCCTGTACCCACTCCTGGAGAGGCCTCTCCTTCTCACCGGGGGCCTTGAGCTCCGCGAATGCGATCCTCCCTCCCGGCAGGAGTATGATCCTGTCCGGTACCCCGGCCAGACCGGGAGATACGAACTTCCAGCATCTCCCTCCCATAGACTTGATGCCTCTGGTGAGGCGCTTCTCTATATCGGCTTCCCTCATTGAGCGGTCCTCCTTTGTTTTGCTGACAATGCGATTATAGTTCAATTTATTTACCTTGTCAACAGGTTTTTGGAAATTTCTTTTACCTTTTTTAGCGTGAGAATGTGACGCTGGCGGGCCTTCTGGGATAAATAAATGTAGAAAAGACAAAGTTATTGCCTTTTTGGAGAATCGGCTCAAATCGGCAGCGGGACGGGTCCCATATTAGTAGGTGGGCGATAAAATTTTGCGTGAGAACGTGACAGCAGATACGGATCCGAAGGCCCAGAGGTACGGAAGTGGGGCAGCTCATAGGATATGATGGTGTGGGACACGGGGTGTAGGTAAGACAGGGGAGATACGAAAATCGAGTCTCAGGTATGGGAACGTGTGTTCCCCCCCCTCCCCCCCCTGATCTGCGAACAGACGTTTGGCTGGCATCCATAGGGCCGGATCCCCTGCAGATCCTCCGGTCCGGAGGGCCTCCGGTAAAGTTGGCATAATGTGAGTTATGCAAACATTACGCAATATGTCCGGCCGGATCCCCTGCAGATCCATCCGGAACCGGTCCGGAGGGCCTCCGGAAAAAATCGCGTATTTGACGATTTAAGCGACTTTATACCAAACCGGTATAAATACCCATGCAATCCGTAAAAATGTCTGTATGAGGCCATACGGCCCATTATACGGCCTGCTGCAGGCCGGTATCTATCGCGCGCTATGGTCGCGTATGTATCCGGAGATCGCTATCCTATGCCATAGAAGGCCATAGAAGGCCATAGAAGGCCATAGAAGGCCATAGAGGGCCATAGAAGGCCATAGAAGGCCATAGAAGGCCATAGGGCCGGATCCCCTGCAGATCTTCCGGTCCGGAGGCATAGAGGGCCGGATCCATCCATCCGGAGGCATAGAGGGCCATAGATAAAAAAGATTAACTGTTTTTCGTTTGTTTTGGGGCCGTCTCACAAAATTTTTTCCCTATACTTTAAAACACGTATATAGCTATATATATTACCTATATTTTTATATATTTTAAGTTATATATATAATGTGATAATGTGAGAAACATAGTAAATAAGCCGAAAAACGTATCACGCACTTAATAACATTTATCTCACGTTTTCCGGTTTTGTGAGATACATTTATTTATCCATAGGTTAATATTTAAAGCAAACTGCAAAAGCGTGAAACGTTTGTGAAACGTTTGTGAAACGTAGCGTGATATCACGAAATCACGATAATAATAGAAAAAATCCGGTATAAAACCGGATTCCAGGCGCCACAAAATGAGGCTATAGAGGGCCATAGAAGGCCATAGAAGGCCATAGAAGGCCATAGAAGGCCATAGGGCCGGATCCCCTGCAGATCTTCCGGTCCGGAGGCATAGAAGGCCATAGAGGGCCATA